TCAGATGCCGTCCACCGCCGCATCGAGCGAATGTCGATCGATGCGCTCTTCAAGCGCGACCACAATGGCGTGCAGGAACTCCCGGCGGCGAGGCTCGGCGGCTGTCGCCAGCGTCATTGTCAGTCGACCGCGGATCTTGTTCATGAAACCCACGTGATCAAAGCGGTCGGCAGCGATATTTACTTCGACCTCATCCATGTAGTGGGACAGATGCGATTCCAGTTCAAGATTCGCGTCCATCTGGTACCGAGTGGCCATCTGCTCTGCAAGCGTGCCCATCTGCACGTAGGGGCCGTATTCGTCGATCATCAAATCTCCTTCGCATGCCTGAAAAACCTAGATAGGTGCTCTTTGTCAAAGAACGAGATGTATCCGGGGTCATCCGTACAAAACACTGGGATCAAATTTCTAAAATATGCGTGATCGATCAGCAGGCCCCACCCTAGACGACCCGAGGCCCATCAACGCGCGTTCGCCTGAACGACAGCGAAAGTCGAAGCGTGGGCCGCAACTTCGAGGCGGCCTGCAACGCGCAGACAAATGAACAACAAACCAGTCAGCCTGATTTGTCCAACAATATAAGTCCTGGGAAAATTTGATGGCGGAGAGGATGGGATTCGAACCCACGATACGCTTTTGACGTATACTCCCTTAGCAGGGGAGCGCCTTCGACCACTCGGCCACCTCTCCGGTAAGCGCCTGATACGGGCAAACCACTACCGGATCAAGGGCTTTATGTGATTTTTCAGAAAATATTCGAACAAGGCCATTTGCTGATCATTGCAGGTAAAAGCGGAACGATTCGGGTACGGGTTGGCACATGCGACACAAATTCGGCACACGAGAATCACGAAACGTTCTCATTGCCTCGTTGACTCCCTCCCCGCCTATACCATAATCAGCCCCAGCGCTGGGCGGCGCGCATCAAGACATCGAGGGGAAACGAAACTCTGTCACAGGAGGGAAAGCCCGTGCGCACCGGAACCTTTGGGTATCTCTACATTCGAGCGTATTCGATAACGGCCTATTGCACGCCGTGTGAGCGCCGCATTGAGGTGGACCTGTCGAAGATCAATCCGAACGAGAGTTATTTGAACAGGCGCTTCGTCTGTGATCAATGTGGACGACCGGGAGATTCGAAGCTCAGCCCGCCCCATACCGATATGAGCAGGCCATATGAAAACCCAGAGGTGATTGCCGAGATGGATCGACGCAAGGCCGAGCTTAAGGAGAAGTATGGTTATGAGTGACGAGACGAAGGCCGGAGACGGCATCCATGAAAACCACTGGTGCGAGCATCCTAACTGTAAGCAGTGGGGCGGCTTTGGTTATTCCAGATCAAAGGCTGAGAAGTCATCCTGGCATTGCTGGGAGCATTATCCGCAGCGGGATATGTTTAAGGCCTCCTAGCGACCTCTCGCTGGATGCGAAGCTCTTCGCGAATCCGGTCCATCTCGATAGCCATGTTTGAAAATGACCGGCCCGAGTCCTTCATCGTATCGATCATTTCATGAACCGCCTCGGTATGCGCCTCAAGCGCGCGTGTGGCGTTATTCAGGGCTGTAGGGTCAACGATAACTGCAGCAACCTGCGCGGCCGCCGGTGACGTGGCAGGAGCCGTTTTAGCACCTTGCCAAAGCCCGAGATACCGAACCCCGAAGATTATTGCGAGAGTTGCACCAAAGGTGATGAGAGCGGGCGTCGGCAGATTAGCCAGCTGTTCCATTCCTGATTTCCCCTTGGTCGCGAGCGGCGCGGTTTATATTGACGAGCTCGCCAAAAGCAAAAAGCGGATAAATGGCGATCCACGTGCTCACGACACCTGAGGATGCGAAGCAGTATGTTATGCCTGTCCAGATGATGCAGCCTACCCCGGCTGAGAACTGTCGGATTTGGGGCGTTATCTTTTCCTTGGAGCCATTGATGACCAGACCAATGATGCGCAAGCATCCGACGATCGCCATCAGCCAGCCGAGGATCGATTCCGATGGGAAAAGCTGCCGGAAGGTCTGGAACTGCGGCAGGTTGAATGTCTGCGTGGGCAGTAGGAGAACCCAGCCGAACCCGATCATGTGCAACGCCATGAACCACTCCATCATGCGTGGCCCGAAACGGTGCTTGATCCGGATCCACATTCCGACGCCGCTATAACCGCGAGTACTCATTTGCGGCACCCATTGTCCGCAGCACACTGCCTGTTATTGGAGTATATAGCTGGCCCTGCGGTGACATCTTGAGAAGCCATTCTCGCTGCCTGCGGATTACTGAATCGCACGAACTGATATCCGCTACCGTTCGTCGCAGGCGCTGTCTGGCAAGCCGCTATCGCGCATGAAAACAAGGCAACGATGGCGATCCGACATGTTGCGGAAAGAGGCATTGTTCTTCTCCAGTTGATTGATGCGATCGAGCGCTTCCTTGGCAGCCTCAATCTGGGTTTGTGAGCGACCTTCGCGCTTTCCCAGCCAGTAGGAGCCAGAAGCCAACAGAACGGCGCAGAGGAGGCCGCCTGCGGCGATCTTGAGCCAGTTGGGGATGAGAGCCCAGATCATGCCTGTTCCACCGTCTGCTTGCTCTTCCACCAGCCGTAGATGCCCCAGATCGTAAGACCGAGGCCAATTGCGCCAGAGGCGGCAAGCATCCCATTCGCGATGGTGTTCGCCAGATCCGAGTTCATACCGGTAACATATGTCGCGAGTTCCGCAATCTGGTCACGAGCGGCAGTCACCAGCGCGAGCGGGCCGAAGTTCCGAGCCGCGTTCTTGACCTCTGGCACCTGAGCGATTCCAAGATTGCCAGGCTTCTCATCCGGCGACACCTGAAACTCTTTCAACTTGCGCATGGTCTGTGGACCGGCCACCCCGTCGGCAGTCAGCCCATTCTCATCCTGAAACCTGCGAAGCGTGCGATCCGTCGCAGGGCCGAAATCACCATCGGCCGTAACCGGATAGCCGGCGCGAGTGAGCAGCACCTGGATTTCACGCACCCCCGCCCCTTTAGAACCGAGCCGCAACATTCCAGCGGCGCCAGATGGTGCCGGTTCCTTCATGGCGTACCGCTCATAGGCTGCGGCCATCTTCGTGTCGTAGGTGTTCTTCTTGTAGGCAGGGCCGTTATAGCCGCGGGCGAACCCGGCCCAATCCTTGCGATTGAGAGCGCCGAGAAGGTTGTTGACGTTGATGAACCGAACCATCAAGTCGACTTGCCCTTCCACGCCGCTTCGCGCAGCCTCGAAGAGGTCAATGACCGATGGATAGCCCAGCGCCTTCCAGTGACTCCCCATGACCTGCCCAACGCCGAACGACGTGCTTTCAAGGGCTGCCTGCTTATCGATCGTCATCGCTCGCCCAAGAAGCTGCCAACGGGCTTTTTGGGAGGATGGGTTCTTCACACCGCCAACCGTTGGAGATGCAAGCCCGAGACGCCGAGCTTCATCACGACGCGACGCCGTCACCAACCTGTCGAAGTAATGGCCTTCGAAGCGGATGATCGGCATTTCCTTGCCGTCTATATCAGCGAACACGACGCCATTACTCTCGACCTCGACAACAGCCTTCAGCGCCGCCGGGTCAATACCGTGCACGCTCGCAACTCGCTCAATCGAGCGCGCGACATCAGCCTTCAACATGAGGCTTCTCCTGATTGTGGGTTATGGGTGCCGGATTACGCTACCGGCCAAGCGATGGGCGCGATCTCGCCAAGGAACTGTTCGACGGTTGGCTGCTGGCGCTGACCGGCTTGTACCTTGGCCAACTCGCCGTAAGCGTAGGACCAGACGTTATCCCGCCATGCGACGAAGGCCTGAGCCTCAGCAGCCCATTTGGGTTTTGTCGACCCGATATAAGACGCCAGCGTCACACCATCGCGGAACTGCTTCTCGCGAGCCGTGCTATCGACAAGATTCTGGATGGCGTTCTCGTAGTCGGTAATGGTGGGGGAAGGCTCTGGCGGCGCAGGTGGTTCTATCTCAACAATTCCGCCATTTTCCCATCTTCGCAGGCTAGGGTTCTCCAAAAAGTCTTTCCACTGCGCCTCAGATATCTCGATCGAGCCAGCCGGGATCGTATCGCCGTGGATCTCTTCGGTGTAAAAGCCGATAGGGAAACCCTCGTCATCAAATTTTGCGAAAACCATTTTTACCACCCTACTGCTAGCCAACGAATTGGCGCGTTTCCTTGCCCTGCAACACCTCCGCCGTTGGTGATATTTCTCGCCCTAATGTCGAAGCCATTTTTATCGACGTTTGATGTGCTTGCCCCAATGAACCTGTCCGTTGCCCCGCCATAATCAAACGTATTGACAGGTAGGGCGACAAAGCAGTCGTTGGCGAAAGCGATTGGGAACAGCTGGCGGTAATCAGATAGGGAATTGACAGAAGTTCCCCATTTTAACTCGAGCCCGCTTGGTAACTTTGCAGAACCGGCTGCTGAGCTACCAGAAAATGTCGCGCCCATGGTTGCGAACATCGCCGCGCCGCTGGCATCATCAAGTATTGTGGCAGCAAAAGCGGAGAGGATTTGCTGCTTTAGAAGTTTGCCGGTCGTTCCATTAAAGGCAGCAAGATATCCGTCCGTCGAGCCAGCAGGCCCAACGACATCACCCGTCCCCGTACCATCCGTCCCTTTGCGCGCCAGCAGTCGCCAATAGGCATTGCTTTCTGTCGGCAGAACTGGAGGAGCATTTCCTGTCGTTGCCTGCAGTGCGATCCACGTCGAGCCGTTGTTGAGAACGATGTCGTTCGCCTCATAGGAAGTAGCGCCGCTGTATGTGCCGCGGTCCACCACGCCGGGCGTGCCAGAACGAGCGAACAAGAGCCACTGCGTGTTCTCGGTCGTCGGAAGCGTCGGCGGCGCATTGCCAGTTGTGCCGGTCTTAGCAAACCACGTCGATCCGCCGTACTGGACGATGTCTCGCAAAACATACGCTGTTCCAGCGCTATAATTTCCACGCCACGTGACGCCAGCAGGACCGGCAGGACCGGTAATGTAAGACGGTGCGCTCCAGTCACCCGACGTTGCCGAATTCTTGAAATAGAGCGCAGACCGGCCATCTCCGATATCGATGACCAGCACAGCGAAACCAGCGGCGGCGCCATTATAAGCCGCCCTGCCCGCCAGGTTTGCCACAAACGCATCGTATTCGACGCCTTGGACCAGCGCTGCTTTGTTGATCGTGCTAAAGACGCCGGGACCGATACCGATCAGGAGGTCATCAGTACCAACAGAAGTTTCAGCGATGCTGGAAAGATTGCCGCCACTAAGGCTCAGCATAAGCCGCCGCATCGTCTCGACAGCCACGATCGTGGGGTTAGTCAACTCAATCTTGTAAGGCGCGTCCGTCTGAGCAGGACCGGGCCAATCATCGGCAAGCAACAGCTCCGTGTCGCTGATGATCTGCTCGATCACGATCGGGCGCCCGACGTGAATGCCGTACTTATCACCGGCCTTGATCGGCGTCAGGCCAGCAACTGCCGTCAGCCAGCCGGTATCCGTGCCCGTGACAGTGCGTGAGCCGACAGCGACGGTTGCCGTACCATCGCCGTACCATGTGGTGTTAGCCATTACTCGGATGCTCCTTCGGTAGCGTCACCTTCGCCTTGCGCCAGGCGCAGATCGGCCTCAAGGCCGTTTATCTTGTCGAGAAGGATCTGGTTTTCCTGCTTCTGCATCGCGAGGTGCTGGGATAGGAGGAGCGTGCGGTTCTTCAGGAAAGCTTCGCGAACTTCCGCCTCTTGCAGACCGACCAAAGCGTCAATCTGCATCTGATTTCCAGTTGCCATAGTCTTTACCCTCAGAAACTCACTTGATTTCGAGAACCTTGAAAAAGGTGTTTGTAGTTTGGGCGGATGCGTCTCCAGCGCTGACCTTGGCGATCTGGAGTGCAAAAGTTGTCGATGTGCGAGAGTTCGTCACCTTGTAGGCCCCAACTGCCGATATGCTGCTGCCACCAAATCCGGCGCCAGAGCCAGCGAAAACGCGAGATGTCGGGAAGACAACGGAACTGTCATTTGCGCAGATGAGGCGATAGGCGACGCCGTCGCCGCCCCTTTGAACGGCTCTGGCGACTGCGCAAACATCGAGCACGGGCTGATTGGAACCATGAGTAATTGTGAACGTCGCAACGGTGGTGAGCGTGGTAGTTGATACGGTGCCGTCAGAGCCAGACCCCGACGAGTACCCCACAACCACGCCCTGCGCGATGTTCGACGTGCCGACGATCAGGTTGCCGATATAGGCGCTGGAAATATCCACGTTGCCGAGGACACCCGACAGCGCCGAAAGCTGGTTGACCCTGACCTCATCGAGATAAAGCACACCCGATTGAAAAACGAATGGCCGCTTTATGGTGGCGTCGTCATCGCTCACCATAACGACCTGACCGGCCTTCATGATGATGCGCGTCGGGTTCGCGGGGTTCGATGGAACATCCATGAGGAACGACGATGACCGGAATTCACCATCATCGACGGCGGCCTGAATGCCGTACGTCGCCTCATAGCCGGCCGATGTTGCAACAGCCGCCCACGCGATGTTGATCGAGGCAGAGTTTCCTCCGAGTGCCGCAGTGAGGTTTTCCACTCGACCCGCTACTGCCTGTGTCTCGCTTACCGCAAGCTGCAAATCCTGAGTGAAGGATGCTCGCGCAGCGCCAAGCTCCACGGACAGCTCTGTGGCTACTTTGCGCGTGTCTTTATAGGCAACCGTCGACAGTTCCATCATGCCCGCAATAAGGCCGTCAATGGCATCCTGTGCGGTTCTGGTGCTGTTGCGCAGCCAGCCGAGAGCATCTTCAATATTCGACAGGTCGACCTCTGCGAACACCGTCTGATTGCCGGTAACGTTGGCCGATGTGACCCAAGGCGTGAAGGTCTTGAACCGGTCAGGAACGGTACGGATGGTAGCTCGCGCGTTGTAAAACACACCCGAGATCACATCCTTCGACGTCTGATATTCTACGCGCCCAAACTCATTCACAGTCTCAGGGTCTTTGCAGACATCGGTATAGATCGTCGTCTGGCCGCTGATCCGAAACTCAAGGATCACTTCGACAATCGACGGGTCTTGCGGCGGGTCCCAGGAGAACCGGAGAACTGGCGTCTGGAATCCTTCTGCACCCTCAATCATCCCGGTTTCAACCGCGAAGTCTTGTACGGTCGTCAGGATCGAAGGATTGATCGGCGGCGTCGGCGGAATGACCACCGGGCCGGGATCAATGCCGCCATCGTCGTAGATGTCCGCGCTAGTCTCAGAAAGCCGCAACGTGATGTTGAAGCTCTCGTCACACAGCCACTCGGAGATCATCCATGTCCGGCCATTCCAGACGATCCACTCGCCTTCCTGAACCTTCAGGCCAACGCGGAGGCTGACAGGCAAAGCAGCCGTGCCGCCCATGCGGTTCTGGCGGTACCGGATCGTCAGGAGGTATTGGGCGATATCCGGGTCCGTGACCTGAAGGAAATCGTTGCTGGTCTGCCGGTTGCGGCCATCCGCTGCCACGTCAGCATTCGAATAGACCGGCTTTAGGCTCTGCGGGTTCCAATTATCATCGATCGAAAGGAACTGACCGGAGAGATGGTTATACCGTTCGAAAGCAGACTTCTTGAACTGGTACTCGCTATCCCGACCGATATCGAGATCGTCTTTGGTGATTTCGAGAACCGGGATTTGCGGTGCGCCAGCAATCACGCCAGAGAGGCCACGACGGTTCAGGCCGTAGCCTGCCATCGCGTCCTCAAACTCTTTCAGCACTTCTGTGTGGTCGTCGGCGCCATTGACCCACAGGCCACACTCATAGGTCGGCTTTCCGGCCTTGATGGTGTCACACACGTTCATGGCGACGAAATAGGTCGATAGGTCCAACTGGCCGAGAGACTTACCCTCACCTATCAGCGTGCGTCCCGAGTTCAGCGCCCGAAGACCGAGCTGATAGTTCAGGCGGTGTACAGCCGGGTTGCGTGTGAACACCCACGTTGCAGGATCGTTGATGCGCTGCGGGCCAGAGCCGCCGGCAACCGTCGAATCCTTGCGTGGGTCATACTCTCGCAGACCACGCATGACGAATTCGAACTCGGGCTTGCCCTTCTCGAAAAGCGCACTGTCATAAAGGCGCTCGACCACGACATAGCAGAGGCCCGCATTGACGCTTGTGCTTTTCCAGACGTTGCCGACGACAACTGTGTCCGCGACCAACTTTGCGTCCACGGGCTGGCCGGGTCTGCCATCGTAGAAGCGGATCGATATCTTGTCGCTGAATCCGTCGACGTGATAGTGAGCGGCTTCACCGCCGACGTTGCCGACCTGGATCAGCGCGCGGCGTTCGCCATAGACGAAGCAATAGTTTTCGAGGCCATCACACCAGCCATTGGCGAGCAGGAACACTTCGCCGTTGAACTTATTCCCCTGCCCCCACTTTGCATAATAAGTGCGCTGGCCTTTGGTCTTGCCGTGGCCGAAGAGCGCCTGAACGTCAATATCGCCGCCATACTGCGTCTCACCCTGCACAGCCGTATAGGTGCGCTTCTTGGGCCGCTTGAGATAGCTGAACGCGAGGCTGGTGCCGAAGGCAAGAGCGCCGCCGATCAGTGTGGCGGCAAGCGTAGAGCCGGCAAAAAGCGCTCCGGCAATTGCCGTTCCGATGGCGGTAAAAATCATTGCTGGTTATCCGATGTGAAAGGCGGCTATGACTTCCCCGAGGCCGTAATCCTGCCGGCCGTCCGGTGTTTTTGTGACGAAGCGTGTTCCGATGCAGATGCCGATATGCTCCGCGCCATCAGCAAGGCGGAGAATGACGAGATCACCCAGCCTTGCCTCTGCGGCGCCCTTAGAGGGCTGATCCAGTTCTGCCTCAAAGAATGTCACGAGAGACTTGTGTTTGCGCTTCCTGAGCGCTCTCTGGGCGCCTGCGAGCGTCTTGTAGCTGCCGAGATACTTCTTGACCGTCTCGGCGCCCGTGAGAGCGTCAATCATCGCACAACCCATGAAGAAGCAATCGGCTGTGCCATAGGCATACGGCTTCGCAAGCTCCGCGTTGAGCGTAGCTTCAACTATGCGGAAACGGTTCATGTGGTCAGCCTTGCCTCTGGCCCCATTCCTCAGGAATGCTGGCGTTGGTGGCCACATATTCGAGGCCGGTGTCTGTCGGGCTATTGTCGAATTGCTGTTCTGCGATGGAGCGCTTAACGCCCGTAGAGCCGCGCGCCGAGCGACCGGGCGGCTGCAGGTCGATCTCCATTGTCAGCGTGCGCTCAGAGCCGGATACAGCGCCCTTGTTGTAGCGTACCTGATCGATCTCGTAGATAGATGATGCGAGGATGCCCAATACCTCGCTCGTGTTCGGCACGCCGCAGAGATGGGCAACGATGACGGGCGAGTTCTGGTAGTCGAACTCCTCGATCTTCGCGATTGCATCATCAGGGTCTGTGACCGGGATATTCGAGAACGTGATCGTGCGGGTGGTCACCGCGGTTCCGACAGCCGACGTCATGCTGCCGATGTCCAAGAACCGATTCGGCAGATACACGAGGCCGTTATACGTATAGGACCGGCCGCCGCGATGATAACCGACTGTCTTGCCGGGGAGATCGAAGCGGATCAGGTCGAGACGAGCAATGCGGCCATTATCGATCTGGGCGGCAACAACGGGGTCAAGGCTCATGATACGAAAACCTCAGTTGCGGTGAACGATGGCTCGCGGTTATCCCAAGACTTGGCACCAGAGTAGCTGTCCGGGTCGATCTGCATCGTGCATGACGGCTTTTCGAAGTGGACCGTCGCGCTTGATGTGAAATGATCCCGGTCGACAGGGAACCGAACTTCAAGAGTGACAAACCCACCGCTCGTTGCTGTTGCCGGTAGCCTGACACGATGAAGAGAGCGCAGAAGGGGAGCCATGCGCAGTTCCACGTAATCACCAGGCGACAAAATGAAGCCTGCTGGAAGCCCGCCGACGTTCAACTGTGTGGTGCCGGTGATCGCCTGAAGGTAGGCGTCACCATTGAAAGCGCCGCCGGCCGCCTTGGTGCCGGAAAGCGGAGACCCGGTGTCCATAGCGATCGGGCGCGGGCGAAAGACGTCATAACCGAGGAACGTCTCCCCGTCGTCTCCCGCCTGCATCATGAAGGCATCCATCAGGCCGAACTTGGCCTTGTCCAGCCAAGTGGCCTGATAGGTTGCTTTCCAGTACGGAGTGCCGAAGGACTGAGATTCCGTCCGTCGGCCTTCCATACGATTGATGCTGCGCGGTTGCACCGGATCGAAGGTGCATTCCCTCCAGCCGACCGCGGGAAGCGAAAGAGAATCAGCCATTCTGCGCCTGCCCGTTCTGCTGGAGGTTCTGCTTGTTTTTCTCGTTCTGCTGCACGATCTTCACAGTCTGATTTTGAGCTTGCTGCATGATCTGGCCGACCAGTTCAGGCGAAAGCTGGATCATGACGACTGTCTGCCCATTGGCCGGAACATTGCTGTTCGCCGGCATAGACGTGGGCGCAGCGCCGACATACCCGCCGACCGCATACCCCTTGGCACTGCGATGCATTGCCTCAAGGTTGCCAACGCCGATCCGGTCGGTAGCCTTTTTGGAGAAGACGTACTCGCCGCCATGCACGACACCCGCCACGGCCTTGGCCGAAGCGTTGCCAGTGTACCCGCCATCGGCATAAAGGCCGCCCGGAGCGGATGGGAACGCCCCTTTTCCGCCGCCAAACAAGCCTCCGAACAGACCTGAGAGGAAACCGCCGCCGCCAGACGAGGAACCGGCATTTGACACCTTGAACACAGCGTCCAGAACGTCGTTCAGCAACTTGTCGGTGATACGATCCAGCACATTGAGGGCTGCATTGCTGAACGATTCCCAGAAGGACTCGCCATTCTTCAGCCCGTCGCGCAGATCGTTGATAAAACCGGCCGTCGTGTTCTTCACGAAGTTGACCGCTTCCGTGGCCTTCTTCGTCGCCTCGGTGAGCTTGTTCTGCTCGACAACGGCCTGAGCGTAGCTTTCGGCCTGTGCGCTGATCTGAGCCGTCAATTCCGGCGTGATGCTTTTTTTGTCTTTCTCGGCGGCGAGCAACAGATCCGTTTCCACCTTTGCCTTTGCGACAGCGAACCCGAAATCACTGACAAGCGGGTTGAGTGTTGACTGCGCGGCTGTCTGAGCCTGCAATGCGCGGGTCTGCTCCGTGATCGACGCTGTGGCGGTGTCATAGCCGCTTTGCTTGGCCGTCTTGGTTCTCCCGCCACCTCCAACCTTTGGCAAGCCCTCCAATTCGATAAGGGGTCGCCTTGAAGGCGTCGGAGGATCCGCTGGTGCGAAATCCTCCCCTGAGAAAATCTTGCCACCTTCAGAGAACAGCGGCGATAGCTGCCCAAGAGTTGGCATGACCGACGCCTCAGCACGAAATCCCGCCGCGGACTGAGTTGCAGCGTCAATTTGTGGAGCAAGCTGACCGAAAGCGGCCGCCAGCGCCATAACGGCTGGAGTTCCGTACTGGTCAACGGCAATGTTTACTGCGTTCTGGGCTTCTCGGAGATCATCAGTGCTGGCCTTGTTATCCATGATCTTGGATTGAAGGTCAGTGAAGGTCTTTGTCAGTTGCTGAACGACGCTATTCGTCTCGTCGCCATAGCCTCGAAGACTGCGAACCGCGGCCGTATACTGCTCATTGATTGCCGAAAGCGAATCCTGAATGGGCAAATATTGCGCCTGTGCGGCGCCTTCAGTGGCCGTGAGAAGCTCTTTCAGTTTCGCGGCCCGTTCCATTTCGTCGGCATAGGCCTTCATTCTGGGCGCCGCGTCACCCCAATCATTGGCCACTTTTTGAATAAGGGCGCTCTGTTCGGCCAGCGTCATGTTCGCCTCGGACCCGCGAGAAAACCATTCCGAGAAGTAGGAAATCGCCGCCGTTCCGAGCAAGACGAAACCTGTCGTAATGAGGCCAAGCGGGCTTATAAACCCGACAAGAGTGGCCTTCAGTGCGCCCATCACGCCGTTAAGCTGGCCGCCATACATCGTCACCTGTGGCAACTGCTGCGCCAAAAGCATGAACGGAGACTGGCCCATGGCCATCATCGTCGCGATGTCTTGGAACTGGAAAGCCAGGTTTTGCACCTGCTGTCGAGCAACGCCCGCAGACTGTCCAAGCGCCTTGACGCCTGACGTACCGACAGACCCGGCGCGTTGCGCTGCCAATGAAGCAGCGGCCAAAGCCTTGGCGGCCGCGTTAGAAGTTTTCTCGACTGTACCCATTGCGGATGCCATCGCGGCAATCTCTACCGAAGAAAACTTCCCTGTTGAATCGGAAAGGCCGGAAGCTGCCCGTTCGGCCACTCTTGCGGCATTGGTGAACTGCGCAAACTCATTTTTGGCAGACTTCAGATCCTTGGTATCAACCGAAATCCCGAGCGCGGCTACGTCCATCTCTTTACCTTTCGGGGGATCAATGCATATCGTCTCGGCAACCTAGAAGGGAGCCAAGATGGATGGGTGGTTAAAATTCTTGATTGCTGCGGCGTGTGTCGTCGTCATTACCGGCGGCGGTTACTACGCATGGAGCGAGTACCAGACAAAAAAGGATCGTGAGGAAGCTTCCATTCGGTATTTCTGCCGGACTATGGTGCGCGACTTAGGGCGAAACGATACGAAGGATTACAAAGGCGGCCAGATCGCAACCTGTATCAATGGTGGCTATGTGACGGAGATGGACTTCCAATCCGTCAATGCTATCAAGTATGTCGATCCGGTCAGAAGCCTGATAAAGCCGAAAGATCAGCAGAAATAAGAAAGGCGGCTTGCGCCGCCTAACTCCTACGCCCTTGCATCGTAAACGAGGCGGGGTCGCCCGATGGCATCAAGTGCGTCTGCCATCTTCCGACACATTGAAGCCGACGATCTCACCTTAGCAAGAACCTCTTCGCCGTGGTCGTAGTCAACATCGCTGACGACTAGCAAGGCTAAGGCAAGAACACGGTTCATTTCCTCAAGCTCTTTCACCAGTTGCTCGGCCTCATGGTCGGCATTGGTGAGCTTGTCCAGAAACGTCCGCCGCTCCTCAACACGGTTCTCAATATCCGTCAGAATTTCGTTCCGCTTCGAAATGTCAGACCGGACTTTGTCCAGATCCTTTTTCGCCGCGTCGAGTTCCTTTTGGCGCTTCTGCACCTCTTCGTCGGCAAGCTTTGCAGCCTGCGCCAGGGCCTTGGCAGTCGCCGCTTCTTCCGCCTTCTTTTCAGCTTCGGAAAGGCGCGTCTGAGCATCCTTCAATCCAGACTTGGCCTTCTCTGCTTCTTCCTTGGCCATTTTGAGGTCGGCCTCGATCTTGTCTCGGGCTTCCTGCTTAGCCTTCTCGACAAGAGCGGACTGCCCTTCCAGCAGCGTCTCAGCCTGCTTCTTGAAGCGTTCAGCTTCACCGGCCGAGTTTTCGGCCCGTTTACTGGCTTCTTCCAGTTCGCGCTTGAGGCGTTTAACCTCTTCGACCGATACCGTTTCACCAGCCTCCGCTTTCTGTTCGATCATATCTCTGACGGTCTCAGGAGTAGAAGGCGCAGCTAGTTCATAAAGAACAGTTGGCGTCAAATTCGACACAATGTCGAATTTGCTGCCGTACGATGCCGCAACTTGCATAAACCTTGCTGCGGTTCGATCTGTCATCCCAAATTCAGAACTTATCCAAGGTAGGAAGCTCCCATGCGGGAGCCTCCCTTTCACTTCGATGAGATCAAGACCGATGGCGATGATGTCTTCCGCCGTCCGCTTCATCCTGACCCGAATGCGTTCCGCAGCAGAACGAACCTCCAGAGCCACTGAAGAGGTCAAGCCAGCGTAATCAAACAGGTCTGTTTCTTTTGCCGCCTGCTTCTGGTCCGGGTGCGCAACAGTCGTCGCTTTGCCGTACTCGATCATTTTTCACCCCCTTTGAAGAGGTTGCCGCCCAGGCGACGGTGAGACGATGCGATCTGCGCGCACTCGGTGCGGATCATCGACTTGATCTGCTTGCGGGTCGCATTCTCTTCAATGCCAGCGTTGATGATAACGGCGGCAGCGCTTTCTGCCATCTGCAAAAAACGTAATTCCAGCAAGTCAAACGTATCTCGGGGCTTTTCCCCGATTTCCAATGCTTCCCGCTGTTTTTTGTTGAGGCCGAACGCTGCGTATACAGTTTTCGTCATATTGACGTAGGCGAGATTTGGCAGCGAACTGCCCTCACCTTCTCTGTCAACGTATTCGATGAAGCGCTTGATTGCGTCCGTAAAATTCAATCGGTCGGCTTTCCCAGCTTCCCGAATCGCAACCTCATGGCGGCTGCGAATGGACGATATTTGACGAGTGGAGTCATTGACTCCCTGAATGACAGTGGTCATTGCTTCTTTACCTTCTACGCTTGCCGAAAGCGCGGTTGGGATTTGTGGGCAGCACGCTTTTTGGTTTGGCGACCGCGTGCTGCCCGTTTACTTCGGTAGGCAACCGAAACAAGGTTTGCATCTTGGTTTATAAGAACCAGAAAATGCAACAGTAGTGGGCGCTATCCACGTTCTATTTTCGTTCTATACAGCATGATCCACAAGCAACGGCCTATTTTGGGCTTGGTTTGTTCGCTATTTCGGTCGGTTTAGACCCGCTGCACTTCCATCTCTTTGCATTGGCAGACTCGACTCCCGATTGCATCCGTGCTCCTTTTCTAGCGCCAAGCTAAAGGAGTAACGCATGGACCTTCAGACATTTATCAATGCCAACGGTCAGGCCACTGCCGTCATTTTGCGCAGACTGGTTGAAGCAGTTGAGAAAGAAAAAGGGATAGAGGGGAAGGAATGGCTAGCGGCGTTCCGCAAAAGCTGTGTTTCGGACCTGCAAACCGCTAAGACGTCGGACGGATCGGCGCGAGACCCAGACGTCGTAGCAACAGCCGTTTCAATCGTTGAAATGGTGACGCATCGCGAGTGACGATTTTGACTTCCTCGATCATGAGGATGCCGTTTTCGAAATAGAACGGTTTCATATCCATCTCCTAAAACAGTTGAGGCGGCCGAAGCCGCCTCTTTTGTTGACCAGCGTTGACTGGGCTTGACGCACCTAGCCGCAACTCGCCGCACGATGCGGCACCTTGCCATGCCTGCCGGCGGACCCGGCGTAAGGATTAAATCCTAACCCGCCGCCCTCGCCTTCCGCTGTACTTCCATCTCTTCGGCCAGAGCGTTTCGATATCCATCATCCATGCGGATCAGGACACCTACTTCCTCACGTAGAAGCAGCTCCCCGGTGATGCGAGACCATGCATCGATCTCTGGATAGCTAATCGCCTGCGGACCATTGGCGCCGTGCTGGCGTCTGGCGTGCAATTGCCAGTACCAAGCCCAGATATGCTCTATCTCCTCGCGGATTTCCGGCTCGTCGGGGTTCTCGTCGGCCTTATCGAAGCGCTCGTTGAACTCCCGACGGGTCAGGATGACTTTCGTCTTCGGCCCGTCGTTGAGTTCATATCCGGGGGTCTCCCACTTTGCGATCTGGGAGACAGCGGCGACTAGCTCGTCGCCGGCTGCTCGAAAAAAGCGGCTTCGTTCCCCAGAGCGAGATCGATCTGCTTTGCCAGCGCAGGCACTTGCAGAAGCTTGCGCTTGTTGGCGGCGTTGCAGGCAGGCTTCTTGTCACCGGCCAGGTTGGCGTCACCGGTGAACTCCCAGCCGACGATAGCAGCCGACAGGATCGCGACGGTGTTGTCGTCAATCCTCTCGGCGGTGACATTGTTGCGTCCGCCCCTGAGCGCCTTGTTCTTGAGCGTGCGTTCAACCGTCTTCACCTCGTCGCTTTCGAGGCTCTGCAGTTCGACCTTGACGCCGAGCGGCGCATCCGTGCCGGGGTGCTTCAGGTCGACCGTGATGGTGTTCGGGGTGAGTTTCAGAAGGTCCATTTGTCACCTTATGGCGTGTTGACGGGGGCGATGAAGAGCGGGCGCTGATCCGTGAAGGCGACAGTGTACGCTTCCCGCACGAAATCATCCGTGCCGCCACCGAGAAGCTGCGGGCCTGTTACCGGACCGGCCGCATACATGATCGTATTCGACCAGTCTTCGGACGGCGCGTCGGCATACTCGACCTTGACCGCATAATAGAATTTGGTCAGCGCGGCGGCGCGGATAGCGATCTGGCCGGGATCATCGAAGATGCGCGCGACTTCGATCGACAGTTCGCCGGCGTCTTCCACGCCCTTGGCCTTGGAGCGAACGTCGGTGTCGAGCGTGTCGTAGTTGACGATGTTCGGCGCCGAGCCATAGTCACCCAGATTGCCAACCGATTTGATCTCGGTGAACGTGAGCGCGCCGAATGCTGCGGCATTGAGCGGGAGCGTAACCGGGGCGGTGCTGATCGACACCTTCGTGCCTGCCAGCGTGGTTTTGATGCCTGCCATGGGGATATCCTTTCCTATGCGAAGGCGTGGTATCGGACCGTCACAGGCACCTGCACACGGTCGGTTTCTTGGAGTGGTGAGGCGGCGTAAGGCTTGCGATCAATGATGATCTTGAGCCCGCCGGCGTAAATCGTGGTGCCCTTGGCGAAGTGGGCGATGACCTTGTCTGCGGCTTCCAGTGGCTTAATGTGGCCGGCGCCTTTCTTCCAGAAAACAGAGACCTGAAACACGCCGCGGTGCTGCTCTTGCCCTGCACCGACCTCGCTGTTGGTCGTCTGGTTGGGCATGAAGAACGCAGCGAGGTAATTGTCTGGCTTGGTCTGCCCTGCTGCTGGGAAATCGACGCCAGGCATCGCGATCTGGAGCGCGGGCGAGAACGAGAGCGTTTTAAGATGCTCGATCAGCGCAGCAAGGATTGTTGCGTCCGTTCCCGTCGCCATGTATTCAACCTCTATGTCCGAAAAGTCACCGCTCAGCGATAACGATGTCTACGACCGCCTGCACGATGCGATACAGGCGCTTGGTGACAACACATGTCTGACGCCGCTGGGAACGGCCACCATGGCGGCGGCGCTGTCTGCGCTTGTCAATTTGCAAGGATGCCTGCTGATCGCTGCCGAGCGCGGAGACCCGAACAATCGGGCCATTATTGACCCGAGCGCGCTATAGCTTCCTTCGTTGCTTCCTGAACCGCTTCGTTCCATCTGGCGGCCGCAGCGCGCGTCCAGCCTCTCGGTGGCTGATTGTATGACCGCCCGAGCGAATCCGTGCCATTGAAGCCGTATTCCAGCCTGCGGGCGTAAACCATCGTGTAGGCCGATACGATGCGGTCACCGGCAACAGCGCCTGCAAGCGCCACCTTCATGTAAGCGTCGGTGTATGGCCCCATGCCGTCTTCGTCGGTCTTGTCTGCCTTCGGCGGATCCTGATTGACCAGAACCACCAGAGACGCGCGCAGGAAGCCATCCCGAACCGGAACGCTCTCCTGCATGTAGCCGATGACCTTCTGGGTTGAGAGACGGAAGACCGCATTAAGCCGCTTCTCTGTCTGCTGCACCCATGCATCAACCTGCGCACCGAACCGGGCTTGACCGAAAGACGCCCTTCCAGATCGTGTGGTGGCCGTTACGCCGCGTGCCATCAGTCCAGATCCGCCAAGAAGTCGATTGCAAACTCCATCCAACACCGGCAGCACGCGCATTCCTCTACGCCACCTTCAGGGTCGCCGGGATGAGCCATGAAGCGGCCTCGCGCCGTCTGGAACTTCTCATAGAAGGCAACACGCGTATTGTTCAGCAGTCGGTGCGTGAAACGTGTCCGCTCATCCATGAAGGCATGCCATATCTTCACCACCACGGATGCCGATACCCGGCCCTCTGCGATGGCTTGCCCCATCGAGGACATCTGCCCCTTGTTGAAAGCCGTCATCGTCTCGGTGCGGGCGATGGTCTCGCCGCGAAGAAGCAGTAGCCGGTCAGCATAGCGCCCCGTCATCCGGTCAACAGATGCTTGGTCCAGCTTCTTACCGGTCTTGATTGCTTCCAGAATGGTCCGGTCGAAGCGCTTATCACGGCGCTCCATTGTCAGAACCTTCTTCAGTTCGTCCTTATCGCCCGAGAGAAGCCGCTGGCGCATGTTCTCGACATATTGCGACTGTGGGCCAGAGAGACCAATTATCCCGCCCTCACGACGTCCTGTGACCTTGCTGAGCCTGCCGACTACGTTGAGTGCGGTCTGTCGCGGTGCCCTGCCCTGTGCAATCCCATCTGCGAGTGCGTCACGGATTGCCTGGCGCTGGTCTTCGGTGATCCGGGTGACGAGTGTCGAGCTATACTGCCGAAGCTCCTGTTCTGCCGTCGGGTGACGGATATCAAAGCGAAAGGTCGTGGTAGCTGCTTCAGGCGCTTTCGGCACCTTCTTGGCTGCTTGGTTGCCTCCGCTCTCGAAAACCTCTTCTGTGGCCTTCTGTAGCGGTCTGTAGGCGGCAGGGTCGATATTCAAGGCCCTCATGGCCCCATCGATGTCGTGCTGCTCCAGCCGCTCCACAATCCGGTTCAGTTCGATGTTCGATTTCAGGCTGTCGATGCTCTCGAAGAAGGCCTTCTGAACCGTCGGCTCAAGATCGTCCAGCAGCTTTCGGATTTGCTGCTTGGCTGTTGGTTTGCGTGCCATCAATCACCCGATTATCCAGCCACCAGCGGCCCAGCCAAGCCTTGCAGCGAATGCAATGAGAAAACCGATGATCACGCCGCGCACGAGAATGCGGGCTGCGATCGATGGCGGCACGTTGTCGTTCATCGCCGGCCCTGCGCTTCCCAGAACACCACGATACCAGCAGGCGACAGCGGTTTGAGGTTTTCAATGGCGTATTCCTCGCCAGCGGCAATGATCTTGTCGCTCTTCTCAAGCGTGATCGTCAGGCCAGCCGTCGAGATGTAAATCAGTTTATCGGTATTCTTGATCAGCGTGCCGTCCACATCCTTGTCGCTGTATTCCAGCGTGACCAGTTGGCAGGCGTAGTCTGTATCGGTGATCACAGGGTCATAGTCTGGCCCTGACGTGGTTGAGCGGCGGATGGCACCGGAAGTGCCGAACTCTGCGATCAGTTCCTCGGCAACCGCCTGCATCTCGGTATAGTCGAATGTCGCCATGATCAAACTACCAGAACGCCGGGGACAACCGGTCGCATAAATTGCCAGAGAAGGTTTTCGATGGTGACGACGACAGGGGTTGCAAGCGCTACGAGTTCGTCAATGCTGGTCGCGCTGGATGTCGAGTATTCGATTTCCAACTGACCTACCTTCTTGCGCTTCGCCATGGCTGATCCGGTAACAACTGGGCTCAATATCCCCGGCTTTCCGAACTCAAGCCAAGCAGCTTCGAATGATGCGTTGGCAACCGCTACCGGCACAACGCCATTCGGAATTGCTTGTCCATAATAGGTGGTGGCCCCATCTCGGCCCCATGCATGCTCTTGCTCAAAGCCGCCGGAGCGAACCCCGCTGAAATGAGGTTCATACCGATCAATGACCGACGCGCCCCGGTTCCATGCCGACGTGACTTTTGCAGCGTCCGCGTCTGGTGCCAGAGAATAGCCTTGGCCTTCCCAATATGCCTTCATAGCATCGACAGTGAGGTAGCCAGCCATTGGTCAATCCTGTTCTGTATGGTAGAAATGACGAACCCGCCGAACGTTGGAGCGCTCAAAGCGGGTTCTAACCAAGCCCAACCTTTGGAGAGGTCAAGATGGCTAGTTCACGTTTATGCTCGATTCCCGAATGCAGCAACCCGCATCAAGCCCGTGGCTTTTGCGATCAGCATTATCGTCGCCTATTGAAGAATGGCGACCCTACGATTGCGCGGCGCCCATTTATCAAAGCTCCTTGCGCCGCCCCCGGCTGCACCAAAGATGCAGAGTGCAAGGGGTATTGCAAAAGCCACTATTACCGCTGGCAACACCATGGCGACCCTTTAGGCGGCAAGGCCGCGCAGGGGGAAGCGCTCAGATGGCTAGAGGCGCATGTGGGACACGAAGGTGATGAATGCCTTATATGGCCCTACCGAGAACGACAGAACGGCTATGGCGAGGTTGTTCTTCCAGATAGGCGGATAGCCGCCAACCGTCTTATGTGCACCATGGCCCACGGCGAGCCTCCCGATCCGTCTTACGATTCCGCCCACTCTTGTGGGAATGGCAAGAACGGCTGCGTTCACCCTAAGCACCTACGCTGGGCGACCAGAGGCGAAAACGAAATGGACAAAGTGGCCCACGGCCGGTCCAACAGAGGCGACCGGCACGGTATGTCAAAGCTCGCTACGGAAGACGTCCTGCGCATTCGGTCGCTCAAGGGCATCCGAACACAACATGAGATTGCCGAGGAGTATGGCATAGTCAGGCAGACCGTATCCTCCATTCACCGTGGCACGCTTTGGGGCTGGCTATAAACCGATCGATAAACAGCGAACCTCGCTGACGGGCGGCGGTCTTCTGCGGCTCGGTCGTGCCGTCCGGGAAAACATAGCCTGCAGCCTCAGCGTAAGCCGTGAAACCCTCGTTGCTGCCGTAGCCAGCCATCAGACCAGAACCTCAAGGTTCGTCGCAGTCGTACCGGTGGCATGCACACGGTTTACGGCAACCAGAATGGTCTCGCCGGCGTCGATATAGGTGTTACGCACGACATTGGTATTGGTGCTGAACCGGAGCGTGCCCGCGACACCGTCAGGGCGACAACGGATCGCGCGGCCGGGTTCAGCCAGATCGGTGCTGTCATTCGGGGTAACCGGGACAAGATCGGAGGCGACGTTCAAGCCTCGATTGAAGGGGTTCGTTGCCATGTCGATCTCCGTTGAAATGAAAGCCCCGGCCGTTTCCAGCCGAGGCGATGTCGTCAGGATGCCAGCTTGGCGTCGATCAGCTCTTTCAGCTTTTCGGACTTGATATTGGGAGCATACTGCAGGCCAAGCTCGTCGGCCTGCTTCTTAAGTTCGTCGCGATCAAGCTTATCGCCGGCGTCGGCCGCCTCACCTTCGAACTCGAACCAGCCAGTGCCTTTGGACACCTTCAGTTCAACCTCGTTGAGGTCGATCTCGACGCTTTCACCTGGCTCAACCAGAATCGGGCCATTCGTGGAATTGAGACCGCGCGGCCCCTTGGAGATGTTCGTCGCTTTCATGTTCGTCTCTCCTTAAATCCCATCCAAATATCTCACTGCCTTCGGCCGGCGGATATCGACGCCACCGACACGGAAGATGCCGGGAACATCGAACTTGATCGGTCCGGTCTGCCAGGGCTGCATGAAGCGGAAGGGCATCGGCAGATGCATCTTCAGGACTTCAGGCGAGCGACGGTAGGCAACCATTCGCTTGGTGCCGCCTGCGCCAGCAGTGTCGAGGTAGCCGAACACGCCGCGGATGGTGAGCGCCTGACCCGTGGTGCGGGTGTAGATGTTGTTGCGCTCGACCCATTCAAGGATCGTGGTCTGGTTCACCGCGTCGATGCGACGGGTGGAGAGGTCCAGCAGCACGGAGTACGGCAGGAGGATAGTGTCCACGATTTCTGCGCCAAGCGTGCCGGTGAACATGCCGGTGATCTGCCCGTTGATGTCGCGGAGAACCTGATCCGGCGTCTTGCTGGCGAATGTCGTCGCCGAACCAGTGCCATCAGCCGGAGCTGTGGTGGCCGTCGGGGTGGACGAGTTCACGAGACCCGTGAGACCCTTCGATGTGTCGCCAACGAAGGCGACGGCATCGATCTTCTCTTCCGCAATGCGGCGCGCCAACGTCGCCTTGTCAGAGGAGAGGTTCATGCCGAGAAGCTGGGCAGTGCCAAGCTCTTCCAGCGTGTAGCCGTAGCCGATTGCGGCCATGCTGACGCTGGTCTCGAACTTTTCACGGGTCAGCTCGACCTTCGGCACGTCCTGCGCGTTGCCGTTGAACCATTCCGCCTTGCCGACACCATCCATGGAGAAGTAGGTGACGGACTGGATCCATTCCGGCGCCGACGTGTCGACCGGGATCAGCGATGCGTACTGGATTTCCTGGTAGCGCATCGCGTAGGCGGTGGGCTCGATGAGCGAAGCCTGCCGGATGAGAAAGCTCATCGCGACCTGCTGAGCGTCGTTCATATGCATGTTCATTGAGATCGCTCCTGTTAGCCGAGACGCAGCACTGCGAGACCGGCACCAGACGTGCTGGTGTCCCACTGTGCGCCTGCGATGAGGGTGTTGGAGGTCGACGTCTTGGAAAGAACGCCGGTAGCCGGGGTGTAGTAGACGGGGTCACCGACGGCCACGGCTTCGGAGGCCTGCACGACGATGACGCCCTTCTTGATGACGGCGACATTGTCATACTGCTCGTACTTGCCGGTCGGGCGGGTTGTATCGAGGACAGCGATACCGGCGAACTTGACGGTCGCTTCCGAGTCCACAACCTGGTTATCGAGCGTGCCCTGCACGCAAACCTTGCCGAAGCCGATACCCTCGACATCTTCCGCAATGCGGGTAACGATGTCGTTCGGCTCCATGTTGGGGATCATGCCCTCAACCCAGCGGGCGTGAGTGGCTGCGTAGGTGGTCTGGATCGCAGGCATTATGCGGCCCCCTTCTGGTTAGAGCCCATCCACGCCGACGTGAGATGATCGGTCATGGCCTTGTGGGCCGTGCTGATGGTGTTGGTGTCGGTCTGCTTGACGCCATCCTTGAGGACCTGCGCAAAGGGATCGGCCGGCTTGACGTCCTTGGCAATCGCCCGGAACATGCCGGTGATCATGTCGTCGGATGCATCCTTGACCATCTCGTCGCCGAGCTTGGACTTGACTGCGGCGCGGCGAAGATCGGCGTCGGAGCCCTTGATCTCGATCTTGCTGTCGATCGCCGTGACGACTTGAACAAGGGTGGCGCGATCAGCAACCAGACGGTCAAGGTCTTCCGGCTTGATCTGGCCGTCCTTGAGCTTCTGGTTCTCGGCCTTGAGGGTGCCGATCTCCTGATCCTTGGCAGCCAGCGCCGCCGTGTGGGCGTTGTTGGCATCAACGAGTTTCGCCGCGGAAGATTCCAGGTCCTTCTGCAGCTTTGCGATAGCCTGGGCGCCCTGATCGGTCGTCTGAACCGACAGTCCGTCCACGACCACAGTTCGAAGTGCTTCAGTCATGTCGACTGTCTCCTTGTCAGTGGTGATAATCGGGGCGGCGCCCCACTTGATCGCACTGTCACCAATGCGAAGCTCTTCCCCGCCGCGTGCCCTGTCGACAATCGCAACGTGATTCATTTTGAAATCGGACATGATGGCGTCGAACTGCTCGCCCGATGGCGTCACACCATCAGCAAACCTGATCTCGGCGCTATAGCCCATGGAAAGCTCGCGCTTGCCGTCCTCAACAGCCTTCAGCGCCTTGGCATCGCGAAGCATCATGGGGACGCGGACGAATTCGCCATCTCGCAGAACGTCGTCGCCCACCTCGCCAACAGCAAGGTCTTTCCATGTCTCGGCATTCACGCCGTTCTTGGGGTGATCGATGGTGACAGGCACACCGGCATAGCTGGCGATGGCGTCCTTCTTGAACACTTCGCTTTCGGGTCGGTAGACCCGCACGATGGCTTTGTCGTTCATGCCTACCTCGGAGCCGAGATAAAGCTGAACGTTGTCTGCACGGGCCACCTTGGCCGAAAGCACGCCATAGCCGTCTGCCGTCCGACGGATAGCCCCGTCGAGCGCAAGTCGATCAGTGAATTGCATGGCTGTTATTCCTCGCTGATGCCCGCTTGCCAGTCTTCCTTGACCTCTGCGGCCACGAAAAAGGCCACCCGAAGGTGGCCGATATTTACTCGAATGTTCCATGGCGCTCTGTGAACCCGAGGCCACTTGCGGCTGCCGCTCGGGCGGCCACCGCTTCTTCGAACGTTTCGAAGTGCCCGATGGTCGTCTCTTTGTAGTTGACCATGAGGCGGGCTCGCCATTTGCCCTTGTCAGGACGCCAATTCACGCCGGTCGCTCCGCTCGTGTTGTTCGACTTGCCTCTGGCATTGCGCTGGTTCAGCGACACGTCAACGTCGCGCAGGTTGCTAATGCGGTTGTCGTGCTTGTCGCCGTTAACGTGGTCAATGTGGCGCGGCGGATGCGCGCCGTAGTGCAAGGCCCAAACTATGCGATGGGCGAGGTACTTCTTGTTGTAGATTGAACCTTCACTATAGCCGTGGCTACCGATGCCAGTGAATGCTTCCCGGCCTGCCAGTCGGTTGTTCCAAGAGGTGGCCCGTCTGCCTGAGGGGTAGGGACCGCCAACGAACATGGATGCAGGGCGCACCAGCCAGAAAAGCTTACCTGTCTCAGGTTCATATCTCAGCAGTTGACGCAAAAGTTCGATTGACGGTAAGTGGCTGTCAGCCATTCTTCGCTCTCCAATAGCGTTGATCGGTTAGGCTCGCTTCGGTGGTGGAACACCTTGGCGAGCCGCCTTAAACTACCAGAAAGCTAGGATTCCGTCACCTTCTCAGACCAGTTTTCGTCAACTTCTCGAAAAATCTCCGGCCCCAGAATGATCTCACCCTGATATGGTTCGACGCTTTCCAGATCAGGAGATTCCGGGTCGTAGCTGATCGTGATGTGGCTCTGGTATTCGGAATGATCCCATGAAGCCCCAGCCGCCTTGATGTTCTCGTGGCGCCAATCGAGTTCAGCAGCCTTGAACAGCAGCACTCGAGCCTCACCGAACTGTTCCATCAAGCGGGGGCCTCCAGCAGCGACCTTCAACTCTCCGGCCCAGCTTTCGCCAACCTTCATCCAGTCCACAGGTGTGCGGCTGTAAGCGATGGTGACATGCATCTCATCGGCTGGAAGCGTGGTCTGAAACCCCTGCCCCTTTGCCCATTTGATCAGATCGGCAGCGTTGACCACCTTGCGCGACACATACAGCGTCCGTGGAGCAGCATCGTTCGCCGCCTGCTGCATCCGGGCCACATTGTTGCTGTTCGCTGCCTGTGCGGCTCCTGCGGCGGCTGCAAGCTCTTCTTCGGTTGGCTCTTGCTCGCCAATCGCGCCGAACTCTTCCACCGCTTCCGCCAGTCCCGGCAGATTACCGTCTTCAACCAGCCGGTTGATGAGCGCTTGCGACACTGCATCTCTCGCGATGATCTCCTGCCCAGTGCCACTGCCGACCAGCGTGCGGGCTCCATCGGCATACATCTTGAACACCTCGGCCCGTTCTTTTTCGGTCTGGGTGTAGAGAGGTGCCCACTGGTAATAGATGGCGGGATCGCGCTTGCCCGTAGCCGAGCGAATACAGACCTCATCGAACCGCCACATGGCAGGGCCAAGCCAGTTGGTCTGCCGCGCGCCGATGTTGTCGTAATAGTTCTTCAGCGTGGTTTCGCCGTTCGATCCCAGGCCGCTTGGAGCGTCTTGCAGGAAGCGCACGAGCGGGATGTCAGCAGCCCCAGCAGCCACCTGAAGGAAGAGCCGCAGCAGCTCAGGGAATTGACCAAAGTTGATGGTCTTCTGCTCCCAGCGTTCTCCATTGCCAGTAGCCCCGGCGCCGTCGCCTTCCAGCAACAGCATGTTGAACATGCTCTTCATGGTGTTTGCGTAGGTGAAGCGCTCGGTAAGCTTCTGCGTCGTCTTTTCGTTCTCCAGATACTTCGACAGATTCGGGATGTAGATCACATCCGTTTTTGCCTCTGGGATCAGTGAGGCCGTATGCTCTTGCGATGACGCCGCATTCTGGATTGCGTCATAGACGATCTGCAGAACGCTATCGCCCCAGACTTCATTCTCCGCGTTGCTCTTGTCGAGGATTGGCGCACCGACAAAGCGGATGACACGCGACGGATGAATATCAACCTGCGCACCGTTGCTGTTGCTGACCGTCCACATGACAGGTTCGCCATAGAACGGCGACGTGATGTCCCGGTTGATGTCGGTGTAGCTGACCTGATCCCGACCTAGAACGTGAACGTATTTCAGCGACCCGATCTTGACGCGGTCAAAGGCGAGTTCTTCATTCGGCAGCCCAGCGCCTTCAATGCCCAGCACAAGCACAGCGCCGCCACGAAGGCGGGCAAGCTGCATGGCCTCATTGACTTTGGCCTGGATGTTGATCTGCGGCGCGCGCTCTGTCCGCTCGATTGCCTCGACAACGGATTCGTCAGCCTGCCACTCGCGCCATTCTCGGGTCATGTCATCTGGGATGATGTCCACGACCTTACGCGCCATCCAGTCAGACCGGTGCATCGCGTTAAGCTGCTGTGCGTCAATGAGATTAAACCCATAGACGTTGGCAGACTTCTTGTCCTTCGAGGTGCCAAGGCCGCTCACGAAGTTCGATAGGCGGTCAAGTAGCATCATCAGACAACATCCAACATTCCATAGTGATAACCGCCAAGCATCAGCTCAGTGATGGCCCATACGAGGGCGTCTGCACGGTCCGGCGAACCTTCGCCGACGTAACCGGACGACGTGAAATTGCACATCTGGTCTTCGAGATCGGGGAACTCCCCAACGTGATGAACGCGGCCTTGTTCATAAAGGGCACTGATCGGCTCTGCTCGGACCGCTTTGCCGCGGCTGGCAACCACCTCTTTGAACGATGCTCGGTTATCTGCAGTCGATACCGTGAACCGGACCATGTCACCGCCGAAGTTGCGTTCGCCGATTATCCGATCGGCTTGATGCCTGTGGTACAGATCAACTGCCCGTCTGCCCCAACCTTCCGGTGACATCTGGCAAGTACCGTCTTCAAGAATGTACCCATGGCCATCAACGCCAAGACCAGCAACGATGATACCGATGTCATCGCCTGTCCCGTCGCCTCGTGTGCCGGATGGGTCAACCGAAACCACTATGCGCTGCATCTCTGGGGCTTCTGTGACGCGCAGGCTATCGATCCCCGGCATCACCTTGCCATCAGGTGCCTTGCGGTCTTCCTGCGCCCACAGAGCACCGTTGACTTCGCTTGCCCACTCGCCAGCTTCGAACCTGAGCCGCTTGGCCGCAGACATTGATGCGAGAACGTCGAAGTATTCCGCCGGCAGGTTGTCTGCGTTGTCGGCAGGGTTCACCTGCATCTCAACGTAGTCTTCTGGCTTCGCCAGTTTCTCTTTCGTGCCGGGCTTCATCTTCGCGCGGAATAGCTGATAGCTCCAATGCAGCTTTGATGGCGGGTTGCAGTCGAAGTACGCCTTGAGCGGCAGATTTTTCCGACCAGTCGCCGCGTATATCTCGGGGCTCACTTCACAGAGCTGCGCGAGACGCGACATGGCAGTTTCGACCGACGCCCACGGTATCTGACTGCTCTCGTTGAAATAGAGCGTCACATACTCTTGCCCGAGGATCTTCTCGACCCGCTCCTTGTCATCTAGGCCCGCGATCCAGACCTGAGAGCCGTTCGGCAGTTCGATATAGAAGTCCGTCTTGTCCGTCTTCACCCGAAGCGCGGGGAAGCATAGCGAGAGAACCTTGGGGATCGTGTCCGACCATACCGATGTCTTGGCGTGGTTGAACCGGAACCTGAATATGACATGCCGAGAACCAGGAGCGTTGATAGCCCGCTGGATGACGGCTCTGACGAGCAAGAACGTCTTTCCGGATCGAGACCCGCCGCGCAGCATGATATTGCGCGCAGGGCTGGCCAATAGCCGATTAGCCTGCCTTTGTTTCTCCGTCAGCGTTGCTATTGCCATGCGTCACAGTTCGGCGTCCTCTGGAGCGATCACGATACGAACGGCGCCACCGCCCTCGCCGGAAATCTGCATGGGCAGAACCTTTCCCAGCAATTGCGCGAACGCCTTGGGTTCTTCCTTCGCAAGGAAGGTGCAGTAGCCGATCAGCCCGTTTTTGCCGTTCTGGTCTTCGCCGGCAGCTTCTGCGGCGCGAATGATTGCGTCTTTCAGCAGCGCAGTCGTCTTGTTTGGCGTGCCTTTCACCCTGCCCTTACCGGCGGCAGGTGGTTTTTCAGCACTTTTCACTTGTTTGCTGGTCATGATGAGCGCCTTTCGGCAAAATTATTCCTTCCGCCCGGTGGCGACTTGGCATTTCGCGATAATGGTTTTCTACGCCGGCAGGTAATACTGCCACCAGAAATCAGATCCGCCGTGCAGATACTGATGCTTTTGGATGCACCGGCGTCTTACCCACCGAAGCCATGCAAAGCGCTGATCGTATGTGCGGACCGGGAACCATGCGAAATGATCGTGCCAGCCACTTACCGGATCGCCAAACATCATCTGCGGGTTTGGCTCCCGCTCTTGCTCGGTGGTGGTCATGGGGTGGAGACACTGATCAGTTGATGAGAACCGTCGGGTTCATGGCGCAAGAGAGTTTCAACGCTGTAATCGCCTGTCCCGTAATCCATGCCTATGATCCGCGGCTTCATTCGAGAGCGGCCTTTGTGCGCCGACATGCAATCTGGCGAGCAATATCGCCCGGTCAGCTCACGGCCTCGGGCTGTCGTTTCCGAACCGCAGTTCTCACAGCGCTTCATCGCTCTCTCCATGTGGGCGGGGGAATGGGGCAAACGGTCGCATCCGGCGCAAAATCGGAACAATACCGCGCTCCGACGGTTCTCCAGCTCTGGACAAGCAAGAAAAACTACTATTTTGCTTACCCAAAGTTAATACGAACGGCGGATTGTCAAAGAGTACGATGATCGCTACGTTTAAAGCGGACTTAACCCGTCCACTAATAAGGAGTACGAACTCATGGCTGAGCAAATCCGCGTAATCGTTCTCAAGGACGAAGACGTGTACGTCGCGCAGTGCCTTGAGATTGACATCGCCGCTCAAGGCAAAACTGCAGACGAAGCAATGGCACGTCTGAGAGTAGCTTTCAGAGCTGAACTCGCTGACGCTATGGAATGCGGTCGGTCTATCAAAGACATTGGCCCAGCACCAGACGCGTTCGCGATGATGTACGATTCCGATGTTGTTGAACGAACCGCATTGGTAGCCTGACACACATATGACCACCCTCGGACATTACAGACATTGGCTCAATAGCGTGGGTGGTCACTGTTCCAGCGGGATCCAATCGGATCCCGTTATTGGTATGGTGCCGGTCACTAAGCTGATTTCCCCAGAGGGAAAACGCGTCATTTTTCCAGGCGACCAAAGTGAAGTCCTGTCTCCCATGTCGATTGATTACCTCGACCGACGCTTGGGCGTCCTTTCCCCATTCAAGTCTCAACCACACTCTTAAATGCCCCACCTTGTTACGGGCGGGGCTGGTGAACGGCCTTGAAGCCGGAGTTTGTATATGCCCCAGAGGCAGGCTCCCGACGGGATTTGAACCCGCGACCTGTGAACCGCATCGCGGCCCAGCGCTCTATCCAGCTGAGCTACGGGAGCCTGTCTATCCTCTGAGGTCTTGAGGACCAAGCCGAAGCTGGTCAACTTAATTACGGGATTTTCCCGTAATTGGCGTCAGGAAGGCCGCTGGCTGGGCGGCGGGCGATGGACGCCAAGTCAGGCCGGAGGCTTGCCGATTGCCGAAGCACAAGGCGAAGCGCAACGCTGCTGCCGTTTCTCCCTGATTTGCTGCGAGAGGCCGAGGCCTCGCACGCATACGCGCTCCCGAGTGTTGGTTATGCCGCCTCGCGCTTTCGAGCATCACGCTGGCGACGGATTTCGTTTCTGCGATCTGCCCAAGAAAAATCCCTGAGTTCGTTGTCAAAGTCACACGCCATCGGTCTTGCGTTTTTATCCATCCAACTCGTCGGCGCGTCTTCTGCGATGTTGATGCTTTTATCGCCGATTTCAGGGGTGTCAGGCAACAGGGTAAACAGGTCGTTTTCGTTATGCTGCAATGGCTTGCGGGAAAAAGCTAACAAAATACGCAAGATAGCCCGCTCTTTTCTGCGTCTGCCTGTCTCCGGGTGGATACCTTGATGCTTGCACCAGTCCTTGAAGATGGCGTTGAGAGCCATGCAGCGTGCCCATGAAATCAGCGCAGTCCGCTCATCCTCATTCGGCACTAGAGAGAGCCATCCCTGCGTTTCCTCCGCCTCGGTAATCTCCCATGGCCTTGGTGCGCGGTTGATGGAATTCCAGAATGCTCTGCGCTCGTCTGCCAGCCTTTCCGATCCCCAACCATTCTTGTCTGCTTGGGTGTACGGCACAGCTACCCACGCGCTGCCGCCACGTCCGGGGCCAACGTGATACAGCTTCTCGATGATCTGCACCGAGCGGATGAAACGTTCTCCGATCTCTCGTCCTGTCATTTCAATCATGCCGATCTCCTGTCATCCAAAAGGTCTGGTTGCTTCGCCATAGCGCCGAACGTCCGCTTCATTCTCTCGTATAACATGCCCACCAAGGCGTGTCGTTTGGATACCACCCCGTCTAGGTCCAAAGCCCAGAACTGTAGCCAGCCCAGCGGGAGAGTGTCGAAGAACGAAAACCAGGCGGTGACGTTATTTGTAACCAGATCCGGGAAGTTCTTCTCGGCCGCCCGGATCATGTCGGAAACGACCCACAGAGACGTCTCGTCAATGAAGCCTTTGTTGTTGGCCGTCTCTGCCAGCGTCATGACCACGAAGCGCGCGTGGTCCTCTCCATGGCGGTTTATGATGCGTTCCAGCGTGACGATTGCCCGTGTCTGCCCGACGGCCGGCATTACATGCGCCGGCACAACTGCAATGCCATGCTCTGCAAATATTGCTTCGGCTGTCGGGTGGCTGGTCATAGATCGTCCCACTCCTTCTTTGCCTTACGCCGCTCGATGCAGCGCACGGCCGATAGGATTGTCGTATGATCCCTGCCCCCGAGGAAACGGCCTATCTGCGGGTAACTCAGGTCTGGGCGTTCCCGCTTTATCGCGTCGATCACAGCGAACCTTGCCTTCACCAGATAATCGTTGCGGCGAGGCCCTTTAATCTCATCCAGCGAAAAGTCGGGATAGCGTTGCAGCACCTGCCGCGCGATCTCGACCATAGCCCGCCTTCTAGGGCGGGTGATGGAGCCTCCCGCATACGGGGTGTATTCACCTTCCCACGTCACAGTGATTTCGGCGTTCGTCGTCACGCTGGACACGCGCAGCAACATGTATTTGCTAGCCTTGCGCGCCGCCGGGGTCGTTCGGGCAATCTTTGGCATCGGCCAGATACCGTTTATGTCCTTGTAGGAGATTGTCACCATCTGGTTCATGCTGCTGCACTCCTCACCATTTCACGCTCCAGCAGATCGCGAGAAGTCGCAAAGTCTGCGTGAAGGATGCCGAACCCGCCCTCGTCGCGCCATGCCTTGATGTTGCGCTCGAAGTCATCGATGAGGATGTCACCACGCGAGTGCATGAACAGAGGCTTGTTGCGGCCGCCCATGACCGGGAGGATGTGGCAGGTGCTGGACAGGTGTTCCCTCACCCATTCGCGCTTCTGGCGCGCTACGTGGGCATAGTTGGACTTGGGGCAAGCCGTCAGGATGATCGGGTTCAGCCAAGATATCCGGTCGAAGAATTCTTTGGCGCCGGGGCACTGCGGCATGTCTCGGAAGTATGAGGGGTGGGCATTGATTGTCTCCCACATGTCGTCATCAAGCATCGTGCGGTGATCGACACCGAACAGGGCCGGGAAATGAGCGTCGAAGTCAGCCATGACGCCATCAAGGTCGAGGTATACGTTTGGTCGCTTCATGCCGGAATCCTTTCAACGCTGATCTCTTTGCCCTTGCTGAAAATCCGCTCTGCCTGGGCTCGGCGTACCTGCTTGATGCTGGCGCCTTCATCGAAACGCTCCCCGCGGATCTCGCGGCCATTCATGAATGCGACGATGTGCTTCAAGCACTCCTCGGCGGCTTCGCCCTTCGTCTGGAACACCTTCGGCTTGTCTCCGGCATCCATGACCGGAGACGGGTGAGCATCACGGCATAGGCGGATCATTGCCCAGAATCCGAAGCCGCCGGGGATGCGATGGGGGTAAGCTGAGTAGCGGTTCATGCGCTTCTTCCGTGGTTCTTGTGAAATCCGAGGATCTTTTCAGCGGCTCGACGGGCCGTGATGGCGTCTTCCTTGGTTGAGTAGAGGCCAAGATGATAGCCTTTGCCGCCGACGTGGATTTGCGCTCGCCACTTGCCGTTATGTCTTTGCGAGACGCCCATCGTGCCGCTGGTGTTATGGGTGGGAATCTTCATATTGCGCTGATTTTCCGCCCGGGTAGCTTCGCGCAGATTGATCCAGCGATTGTCAGTTCGATCTCCACTCACATGATCGATGAATTCTGCAAACCTGCCTTCCACGATGGCAAAGATGATCTGATGTGCCAGGTACCCGCGATCGAATATCCGCCCAACCTTGTAACCTTGGTTGTTCGTGGCCGTGAACGCTTCCTTCCCCGCGAATGCAGCGTTCCAATTCTGAACCAGCGCTTCACTGATCTTCTTATCGCCCGGGTAGAGGTCAATCGTGCGAAGCAGCCAGAAGAGCTTACCAGTATCCGGATCGTACCGGAGCAGTTTGCGTAAAAGATCAGGGTGCATTAGCTGGCCGCCGCGCTGGACTGCGTAACCGGAAAATTCGTTCATCGCGGAAACAACTCCCTGCTATTCTGCGCTCTGGCATACTCCGGTCCAAAGCTGGTGCTTGAGCCGTTCCATTGGATGGGGTTCATGCCGACGCTCCAATCTTGCCTTGAAGCATCGCGAGTATCTCGCAGCTATCGCTATTCATCGTGGCCGAGTGGTAGACGTACCATTTGTCCCACGCCTCCACCCCTTCCGAGCCATCAAACTTGAGCCAGTAGAAATGGCTTTCGTCACGGTTCAACATGAGCGCGTAACCCTCCGGCATAGACCGAATGCCAAGAGATTTGTCCCGGCGCGTCGATCCCAACGCTTCGTGCTCGGAAACCTGAGCCTCTAATCGTTCCTGAATGGTCATTGGATCCATCCGTTTCTCATGGCGATTGCGACCAGTTCAGCCGTTGTTTTCGCGCTTGTTTTCAGACGCGCTCTCTCAAGGAGCCTGTTGAACAGATTGATCGATGTATCGAGCTTGAACGATGCCTGCTTGGCAGTCAGCCCATTGGCAATAGCCTGAACGCATTCGATCTCTCGATCTGTGGGGATTCTTTCAATCATTCGAGCCATCCTTTACGCAGAACGAAGGCGACGAGGCCGTGCATGTTGTGGGTGCCGGTTTTGTCTTTGGCGGCGCTGATATGGCGGTTAACCGTTATGCGCTTGCGATCGATGATGGCGGCTATTTCCTCGCCATCCTTCCCATCAGCCAGCCAGCGAACAATACTGAGTTCGAGTTCGGAGAGCGGGCAATCACACATGCGGCGGCTCCCATACTTCGAGAAGCGATGCGAACCAGCGAGACCCGACACCGCGCTCTTTCTTCTTCCACATATTGATCGACATGATGTGGTCCACATCCTTGGCGATGCAGCGATACCCTTGCTTGGCCAGCTCGTCTGTCACCTGTCGCTGTTTGACGGCGTGGATGAGGTAATCTCTGGGCTTTGGCTGATACGGGATTGATTTTGGCCGATTGGCTGCGTCAAGCCTCGCCTGCTCAGTCCGAACCATGACGGCAAGCTCTGGAGCCTTGGGGCAAAAGCTCTTGCTGGCTTCCTCAATCTTGCCGGCGCGCAGGTTGTTGACGGTATTGAAAACCGCTTCCGCCGAGCAGTCTGCCAGGGCGAAGCAGTAATCCTCCATTGTCCCTCGCTCGTCTGTCACGCCACGCGGCGGCAGAGCGCGCCACAGTACCGTAAGAGCTTCAATGACTGGTGGTCGGAAGTGCGTCTGTGCGTTCATAGTACTTCTCCATCACTTCTCGTCCGAAGTCGGCCATATTGCCGCGCTGGCGCTCTCGCGTCGGCTGCGGATCGTCTGCCCATCGCTCTTGGTTGAGCCATGTTGTCGGATGCGGGATGAATTGTTGCTCTCGGCTCTGGTAATAAGGGATCTGACGATGAAGGCCGGTCATGACCTCTTCAAAGCTGGCGAGCTTAAGGGCTTTTTCGAAGGCCTTACGCGCTGCACCCTTGCCGATCCGGCGGGGGTAGGATTTCCAGAACTGCTCGAATTGCTCGATTTGATTAGGCGTCATTCTGCCACCTCGCTCGCGTCTTCCCATGACAGCGAAACCTTCACCATGCCGTTCTTCTCGACCGGCCCGTGAGGCGTGGCGCTGATGATGAATTTGCTGTCGTCTATGCCTATTGCGTCGGAGATGCCGTCCAGCGCCGCCTTATGGGACGCTATGAGGTTGTCGGCGTCGTAGTGCCGCTTGCTCGGCGGATAGAACGACAGCTTCACGTTGACGGCTGTGGCGTTGATTTTGCCGATACCCGCTTCCATCACGAGGTAATGGGCGGTCCGCTTCGCTGCCTTCTTGGCGCGCGCGACCTGTGCCCAATGGTGTCGAGCGTTTGGCGAAAGGCGATGGTCCGGCCACGGGAGAAAGATTTCTGCTGTTTTCATCCGAACAAATCCCCCTGCATACCTAGGGCAGACATGTACGAGTGAAGAATGGTTTCTTCCTCGATACGCTCGTTGGCGTCCTTCTTGCGCAGGCGGATGATGGTACGGATCGCCTTGGTGTCCCATCCTCGACCCTTGGCCTCGCCGATAACATCCTTGATGTCACCGCTGATAGACGCTTTCTCCTCCTCCAAGCGCTCTATACGTTCGATAATTGAGCGCAGCTCCGCTGCGGCGACCGTCTCTGTATTGTGTCCGATATCAGTCATCGCTGCGCCTTCCTCTTCTCAAACCTCAGACGAATCCATTCCCAAGCCCGCCTGAGCAGGCTTTTCGTCAGCCGTTTCATGATTGCCTCATCGTTTCAGGCGATCGGCCTTGTACCGATCCGCCGCGTCCTCATTTCTCTGGCAAAGGTCTTCGTATTTCTGGATGCCAAGCATGAGGGCTCGATAGAGCGCACCGCGCACATCTTTCTTGCCACTGGACTTGTATTGAAGGTCGAACAGCCACGTCTCAGGGACACCGATGTTATCGGCTACTCGCCCACGGGCAGACTTTTCACGATCGCCACGGCCCCTAAATTCCAAGGCCATAAGCTTGTCGTACCAGTCTTTTGCTTCGACTAACGCAGTACTAGACATTTCATCCTCTGAAACAAAATTTACGTTTCGTGAAAACCTATTGTCAGACATTCTTCATCCTTTGTGCGAGGTTGGCGGCGTCAACGGAGGCCAACATGCACAAAGGCTTTGAAACTGATGGAGACGGCGGCACAGATGCCAATCAAACCGCCGCCTCCAGGCCCGCCGCACTCGTCGGGTTCGAACCACTTGCCGTCCCCCTCGCCGCAGTCATCGCAAGGCTGCGGGGGAGGACGCTGGTAAGGGTGCTGGCCGCCAACAGGGAGGTTGATGAAGGCGACCAGCGCTGAGCGTCAGGGGGACGTGCCGCTCAGTTTGTTGAAGGTTACTTCCGCCCCGATACCGTGAAGTGCGCCAGGATGACGAGGACAGTAACAGCCGCTAGAAACGCCGCACCGCCGATGAAAATGGTCGTGTCGGTCATGCAGCCACCCGTTCATCGTTGATGCGGGCAACCTCAGCCATCAGTTCAGCCTCAAAGGCCTTCATATCGATGACGATCGGCTTCTGCTTGGTGACCTTCTTCATGACGATTTCCCCTCACGAATTTCGACCGGCCGCTTTTTGCATCGGTCGCAGAAGTGTTCGATCTGCTCTGCAATCGACAGGACGTGATCGCACTCTTCACAGCGCACTGCCGGTCGGAACTCTGCGCGGCGCGATTGCGTGGCTGCTTCGAGACGGGCGGAGGTCATGCGTTGGCCTCCTCGGCGTCTATTTCGGCCTGACGCTTGCGATGATCTTCAATGTCAAGATCAATCCACTTATCGAACGAGCCATACGCCTCTGCCGGAGTGGACTGCTGGAATTCCCAGCCAATCGACCACTCGGCTGGCTGCTCATGCGTCATTGCGGCGTGATAAGAGCAATGGCCCTTGAGATACTGATATCTGTCGGAATCCTTCTTGGCGCCTTCCACCAAATCGTAGATCGTGCGGCCTTCAAGCTGCTCGTATGTCGGGTTGCCGAGTATTTCCCAAATCTTGGAAATTACGGCGTGGGCATCGGCGTTGAGATTTTTCAGATGCTCAATCTCGCGCTCGTCATCAAGCTGGCGCTCTTGTTCGGACGTGATGTCGTAATGACCGGAAGTGATGAGGTGGTCGCCATAAGCACTCATTTACGCACCTCCCCCAACGTCATCGAGGATGAAATGAGTTGCCGTCTCTCCGGCTGTCACCGCTTGTGGTCCCATCTGTGCGGTTGCAGGAAGGCCGACCACTGGCCTCTCGGACGCCGTTTCCGGCGAATGGGTTATGAATGGGTGTTCCGGCCACAGCATGAATGCCACCGGCTCGTTTTTGTGGCTCAGCATGCACCAGTGCGCCGGTTCGCCCTTCGGCTCGCACCAGTAGGAACGCAGCGTCGTCTTGTTCGGCATCGCCAGAATGACGTGGCTGCCGTCGCGCGGGGCTTCGGATATGTTGTGGTTCCAGATCATGCTGCTTCTCGCCCCCGCGCCGAAATGTATTGCCGGATCTCGCGAGCATGAGCGCGGCAACCCTTGGCCATCTCGTCAAGCTGATTGGCGCGCGCCAGAAGCTCTTCATCCGTGCAAAGGGTGACTGGAACGATGGCGACTTCGCCGTCCCGCATCATTGGGTATGCCTTGCAGAGGTGCTGGAAGCCGGGGAGCAGCAGTTGCGATGTAGTCTCGTCGTCGGCACGGAATTTTCCGACAACACGCTTTGCAATCTGCATCAGCCGGTCAAACGTGTGAACACGATAGAACTCGGCATCATCACCGAGAATGGCTTGACGCTTGTCGAGCATTTTAGCGCCGATGTGGCTCGGCAGAGCGATCACGCCAGCGTCAAGCTTCTCATCCATCATCTCATGCATTTCAGTGGCTACTTTTGCCTCATCCATTGGTCAGATCCTTGTGATGATACGGTCATGAACGGCATCGATTGCCGCTATTGCCTTCCGCACTCTCGCGCGCTCCGTTTCGACAAGGCCGGGGAGAATGGCTTCGATGTCGATCTTCTCGATTGCGCGCTGGTAATCTTCGAACTCAGCAACGAAATGCAGGGAGCGATTGAACTCGCCGGGATCGCGGCCCTTGAGATCGACAACTGCTCTAGGCGCTGGCTTAGTGCCTTGCTGCGCGAGCTTGGTCACGGTCGGCGGCTTCTCGCTTTCGACCTGACGTTCAAAATCTTCGGCTGGGACATTGGCGACACGGACTGCTTGCACCTGCTGGTGCTTAGACATCCCAGCTTGTTCAGCGACTTCTCTTTGCGAGAGGTTGGTATGGGTGCCCACACCATGCTGGTTATTCCCAGTACCGTCTATTTGCTTGAGCAATTCACCTGCCCGACGAATGGCGCGATCCCGGATGCGGGTGGCCATCTTCATCAGTTCGTCGTCTTTGGACTGCTTGGCGTAGGAAGCCAGCGCCTCCATCTTGTCGCCCCAAGTCATGCATTCATCGAGCGAAACGCAGTTGGCCAAAGCCGTTTTCGCGTTCTCGTAACTGGCCGGAAGTTTGGCGCTCGAAGGGGTGATCGTGGATGGCAGCATGTTCATTCCGCCGCCTCGCTCATCTCCGGGCACAGGGCGTCGGCGTTCCCAACTTTGGCCGCTGCAGCCAATGTTTCGAGGAGGCGCTTCACCGGCCCGCGAACGGGACGGCCATTTTCCATGTGGGCAACGCTGGAGCGATCAACTCCCAGGAAACGCGCAAGACGGTCCTGTTTCCAGTTGATGCTCTGCCGCAGGGCTTTGATGTCGAGTTCGTTTTCCATGGGGGCATTATGTGCATAACGCACACCGCTTCGTCAAGTCGAAACGCACACCAATTTCGTGCTTTTTGCACATCATGACATTTGATGATCGCCCAGAGCCTGCAAAACGGCTCGAAGAAGCCAGAATTGCGAGAGGGTTTAAGGAGGCGAAAGCCGCCGCGAACTATTTCGGCTGGAAGTACGACAGCTATGCTCAGCATGAAAACGGCACCAGAGGTATAACGCGCGCGGCAGCTCGTTACGCAAAGGCGTACCGTGTCAGTGAGGGCTGGCTACTGACTGGCGAGGGGGCCGGTCCCAAAGGCAAAGTGGAGAGTGAGGAGCTTGTTCCAGTTTCAACGCCCATTGGATCCGTCAAAGTTTCCGGAAAGGTGGCCGCGAATAGCTGGATGAGCGTTGACGATATGGACTTCGGATATGAAGACGAGGAATTCGTACCGAGCGTGGGCGGATATCCTGTCGAGTGGCAATTTGCTCTCAAGATTGAGGGAAACTGCCTGAACAAGATTGCCGCCCATGGCGATCGGCTCGTCTGCCTCAACGTCATCATGGCGCGTGTCGACATCATGCCGGACGATCTGGTCGTTGTGGAAAGAAGCCGATTCGAGGGGCAGATGATTGAGCGAACAGCAAAGCGTGTTCGTCAGGCCGCTTCCGGCTTTGAGCTATGGCCAGAAAGCACTGATCCAGCCCATCAAGAGCCAATCATTCTCAACGAGAAGAACCTTGGCGAAAGCATCCGTGTAATCGGAAAGGTTCTCTGGATATTGAGGAAGCCATGAAGCGCCCCCAGCCTCCCCGCGAACGAGCAGCGCGCGCCCTTTGCCGCCTTAGCGACGTGCCGGAAAACACGAGGTTCAATGATAGGCCGATGTGGGAGAGCTTCTTGCCAGAGGTGGATGCAGTGATCGAGGCGGCGCTGGGCGCAGAAGAGCTTGAGCTGATGAAACGGGACGAGGTGAAGAAGCAGTGAGCAACCATCCATACCCTTGGCTAACGCCTCAGGTTTTTCATGAGTTTGCGACGGATACCGGGCTGACTTACGTTTGCATGAAATGCAACACTCTCCCGAAAATGCCGTATATTGACGTTGGAGACGAGGGTTTCATTCCGCGGTCGAGTTCGTACACTTCTACCCCTGAGGGGTTGGTGAATATGAGCCAGAGCCGCCACATTCCATGCGTTCGTGTATTATGCACACACTGCGGCCATATCGACCTCTATTCCATGTTCTCGATAGATCAGTGGTGGCAGAGAAGAGCGAGGATGCAACAGCCCCAATTAGGTGGCTTATTTGGGCTAGGGGGTCCACAGAATGGCGGCTGAGATCCACAATCTACATGGGGATGCCGGTCAGATATCTCCGCCCTTGCAACAAGGTGGTGGAGGTGGCACATTTGAGGGTATGGAAGTTGTAGACGCCAAAATCGCTGCCGCCGAAGCTAGGACCGATACGAAGTTTGCAGAACTTCTCGGCGAACTGAAGCTTATCAATCAGCGAATGGAGCATGTCGAGCGATCAACCTCTGGGATGAGGTCAACCGTCATAGGGACCGGCATAGGTGTGGTGGCCGTTGTGATCGCGATCATGGCTTACGGCGCCCAGTGGTTTGGTTTGGGCATGGATGCCCAACAAGTTGCTGAACGAGCCGCCCAGTCATCCTCTCAGCGTATTCAGCCGCAAATCGACGGGCTGTCATCAAGCAACACCGAGTTGAATGCAAAGATCGACACGCTTCTACGCGCGCTGAACGACCGAATGATGGGAAGCGGCAGAGAAGCACCTGCTCCATACAAAAACCCGAATAACTGAGACCCGCTCCGGCGGGTTTCCCGTTAACCCGACCTTAACCGCAGTGCCGCACTATGAACCCACGCAGCCCCAGAAACCTGCGTGTACGACTGTGTATCGCGTATCGTGAAGGGACCCGCCGCTAATGGCGGGTTTCTTTTTGCTCACGCGCTGCCAGATATCGAATACTCATAGTTTGCGGTAAGCTTCCGTCGCCAGCCATTCGGCGGTGGCCAGGACACGCCCCACTTTGCAAGCTGCGCCGCTTTCCACGCGCCTTTCGGGGTCTTGGCTGCTTCGATTTCCTCGTTTGAGACAGCGGCCGTGATCGTATCCAGTGGTGAGGCCGTCATCTTCATTTTCTTTGATGCTTTTGCTCTGTCTTTGGAATGGTATTCCAAGAATTCTTCCATCCGCTTCAAAAGTGCTGGCCCCTTCATGACGTGGAAGTTTATTCCGCCGAATTTCTTCAGCGCCTTTTCAGAGAAGCTTTCAGCGACACAGAGCGCCAGCCAGTATTCGTTCATTCCGCTTTCGTCAGGCTTCCCGCGCATGGCTTTCAGGTATGCAGCGCATCGCGGCGTCTTGCTCAGATCCATCATGGGTACGTATCCTTCTACCTATCCACATTCTCTGTAATTCCTTTGTTTCTCCGGTCTTCCAGCCGGTTCAGACCTTAGGAAACGCACAGAAATCCCTAGCCGACCGAGCAAACCTCGACCGCCGGGTTCCTGTGCATTGGACTTCCATCTCGGACGAGCCTTGAGGTATCCACACATCCACGGCACGCCATATGTCGGCGCGTTGCCTGTCCGCTTCATGCTGCATTTTTATTGGCTCAGGAGCCTCATGCGCCGGGGTGCAGTCCCATGTCGTTGCGCCTTCCCTCTGGATTTTTCATTGGATGCCCAGACACCCTATGCGGTCCCTACCTACGACTTGACCCAACGAGACGGCACCACCGCAACCCTACTGCACGAACTCTCCAGACGTATCCGGCAAGCCGTGAGGCCATCCCTATTCGGGGTAGGCTCCCGTGAGTGTGAGAGCGAGGAATTGCACCCGGTCGCCCATCACTTGGCGACAGTCATAACTCCACGATTCGGTTTCCGTCAATCAAAATGTGCTTTTTGCACTTTTACTGTTGACAACTCAGTGTGCGTATTGCACATTCATTTCCAACAGCAGCGACGAAGAAGCACCAACACCCGCCGATCTCGCTGCCACCACAAGAACCGGAGATGAGACGCCATGCACAAGTACCGCAACCCTTGCCACAAGCAGCATGACGCTTCCTACGGCCCTGAGTTCTACGAAACTGACGTGAAGCCGACCGAATACAAGGGCTTCAAGATCTACCACGTCCACCACATGCGGTTTGACTGCGTGCTTGAAGAGGTCGGCGGCCCCGTCTGCAAAATGCAGATGGCCGGGATCAATGGCGCCAAGCGCTACATCGACAGCTTTTGGGAAAAGCAGAACGCCGCCTGATCTCCAATTCGATCTCAACCACTGAGGATGAGCAAATGAGCCACTCAATCGAAAGCCACCTGAACGCATTGAAGGCCGCATCTGATCGCGCATCCGGCACGATGAGGCAGCAGGCATCGGCAGAAACAAACCGTGAAGCTTATCGCGCTCTCATGGCTGATTGTTTCGCGACGTTTGAGGCGCTTGCTTATGAGCTTGGCGGCGACGGCGCTTACATCAGCGACGAATACACCGGCGCGACTGGCAAGGGCGGATGCGTCGACAGCGTGTTCCTTGATTTGGTCGAGGCTGAGAACGGCAAGCCCGCTCCAGTCGTCTACAGCGCCCGCCGTCCTTCCGAAGGCAACATCACCCACGCCGCTCAAGGCCTTTATGTTCAAGGAGCAACGCTGTGAGCAAGTCCATCCAAGAGCGCATGGAAGAGTTTCGCTCGCGCCCACGCCAGACAAAGCAGCAGATCATGCAGGAACTGCTCGATGCTGGCGTAGTCCGCCCTGAGTGCGTGGATGAATTCAAACGTCAGATTGCTCTTGCAGCCGACGACAATCTCTCCGTCCAAGTCGCCTACAACGCGATGCGCAACAGCTTCAACCCCATCGTCCACGGCGCCGTCATCGGTCGTCTGGAAGCGGCGGAGTAAGACGATGAGCAAGAAATACCACGCGAAACAATCCGTATACCTTACCGCTGACTACGGCCCAGAGGTCGAGCTGACAATGACGGTAGATTTCACCGTCACTGATTACCTGCCGCAGACCATGACAGACCCAGAAGAACTGCCCACGGTCGAGGACATCAACATCAAGTTGTTCCATGGCGAGAACGAGCTGTCCGTCCCGAGCTGGATGGATGAAGGGTACAGCGACAGCCTGGAATTCAAGGATTGGCTTGTTGGCGAAGCCGCTGAGCAACACATCGCCGCCGAGGAAGATGCCGCGGACCATCGCCGCGAGATGATGCAGGAGGATCGCCTGTGACCGAGGCCAAGGAATACCTCATCAAGAAGGGCTCCTATTTCTACCGGCCCAACAGCAAAGGGTACACGAGCTTCAAGTTTGATGCCGGTCGTTACACCAAGGCCGACGCAGAGAAGGAAGCGGCAATTGAGCCGTGGCACATGCAGGCGATCCATCAGGACGATGTTCCAGAGGAAACCGCCCCAGACAAAGAATTCGCGAAAATGAAGAAGGCACTCGCCAACTGGCGGGATGAGGTCGGCAAGCTGCATTCGCAGATCGACCGCAAGGACGCGCAGATCGTCGTCCTGACCGAGCGCCTGCAAGCAATCATCGACTGGTGCGACATCGCAATGAAGAACGCCGACGAGTTCGATAGCCACGGCGTCCGTAATCTCGATGGACCTGTTTTTGATGCGGCTCGGAACGTTCTCGCAGCCGCCGAATAGCCGCCCCGCATAGGGCTTCAGACAAGGGATAGGGAAATGAGCATGTTGAAAATAGTTCGCACGAAAACAAGAGCAGAAGGCGGTATCACGCCGGAAGAAAAAGCGCGCATGGACGAACATGCAAAACTCTGGATTTCCAGAGCGATGCGAACTTCGCCAATCGAGCCGGATAAGATCGTCCCGGCGATCAAGGGCATCTACGCCGCATCAGGGCTGAAAGAACCGCGAGTTGTCATCGTTCCGTCGCCAATGGCTATGGCATTCTCTTACGGAGCGTCTGCCGCGATCTGGTATGATCGGAAGAAGGGAGCCTACGCCGCCACCGACGCCGCCACCCGCGCCGCCACCCGCGCCGCCACCTACGCCGCCACCTACGCCGCCACCGACGCCGCCACCCGCGCCGCCACCCGCGCCGCCACCCGCGCCGCCACCGACGCCGCCACCGACGCCGCCACCTACGCCGCCACCTACGCCGCCACCTACGCCGCCACCGACGACGCCACCTACGCCGCCACCTACGCCGCCACCTACGCCGCCACCGACGCCGCCACCGACGCCGCCACCGACGCCGCCACCTACGCCGCCACCCGCGCCGCCACCCGCGCCGCCACCGACGCCGCCACCGACGCCGCCACCCACGCCGCCACCGACGCCGCCACCGACGCCGCCACCGACGCCGCCACCTACGCCGCCACCCGCGCCGCCACCCGCGCCGCCACCTACGCCGCCACCGACGCCGCCACCGACGCCGCCACCGACGCCGCCACCGACGCCGCCACCGACGCCGCCACCTACGCCGCCACCCGCGCCGCCACCCGCGCCGCCACCTACGCCGCCACCGACGCCGCCACCGACGCCGCCACCTACGCCGCCACCTACGCCGCCACCGACGCCGCCACCCGCGCCGCCACCCGCGCCGCCACCTACGCCGCCACCGACGCCGCCACCCGCGCCGCCAAGTTGTCTCGGGAGCAAATTGAAGCGAAGGCATGCGCTTCTATGGCGGGTAAGCTCGGGCTTGAATGCTCAAAGCGCTGGTGCAATTCGTATCAGGGCGGGAACATGTGGGCAGGATACGATGGGTATCTGACGGCGTGCCGCGATATTCTCGGCCTAGAGCTTACCAACCATGCAGCATACGCGCATTGGGAACAGGCCGCGATCCATGGCGGTTTCCGAGTGATGCATGAAGAATTTTGCATCGTCTCCGACTTCCCAGAAGCCATCAAGGTTGATGAGCAGAACAGGCCGCATTGCGAGAATGGACCTTCGCACCTCTGGCGAGATGGCTGGGTGCTTTACCACTGGCACGGCGTCAAGGTTCCGGCCCACTGGATAGAAAACCGGGAAACGCTTGATCCCAACGAAGTCATTCGTGCTGAGAATGTTGAACAGCGCGCGGCTGGCGCAGCAATAATCGGATGGCCGAGAATGCTGTCTGTTCTCAAGGCCAAGGTCATCAACGACAGCGGCAATGGCGATATCGGCCAGCTTATCGAACTGACGCTCCCCGGTCTTCCTGAGCCTGGCCGCTTCCTGAAAGCCGAGTGCCCAAGAAACGGCATCATCGTAGAGGGCGTCCCTCGCATCTCTGACATCGACGGGTTGCCAATCGATACCGCTCTTGCCGCACAGGCTTGGCGGATTGGCGACCCGCAATCCGAATACATGCATCCGCCGCGCAGAACTTAACCAGCAAGAGGAAATACGACAATGAAACAAGTAGTAGGACAGCAGGGCGAAGTTCGTATCATCAAGATTGATGCACTCCCCGAAGGCATGCAGACGAAACCCGCACAGCGCGTTACCAAGGGCTTTGTCATCTCCCACAGCGAAAGCGGCCACCATCATTGTGTGACAGGCGGCGATGTCATGGAGCGCATCGATAACGTGCCGGCCGGTATGCAGAAGTTCTATGCGATCATCGAAAATCCTGAGGAATTCGTTCAGGACGCCTCCAATCCCCACGGTGGCTACAAGCTCGATCCCGGTATCTACGAGTTCCGGGTGTCGCGTGAATTCGACCCGTTCTCCGAAATGGCCCGCCGCGTTGCGGACTGATCGCTTCGGTTTCCGCACCTCCGGGTGCGGTTTCCCAAACGATCAATCACTCCGGCTTTGTCAGAGTAACCCGAGATATAAAGGGGCAGGAAATGGCAGGAATAATTACAAAATCTCAAGTCGTTGCCGACGTCCCTGATACATGGGCGCGCCAGTACGACGCCAGAGTTTACCGTGTTCCGGAAGAGCACAAAGAAATCACCGCTAAGCTTCGTGGCCTTCCAAAAGGTTTCACTGCTGAGCAGGTGGAAGAGATTATCGGCAATAAAAGCTGGACGCGAATCCTCTGCGAGGAATGCGAAGAAGAAGTCGATGCGGTAGCTGAGTTCAAGTCGGGCGAACGATTTGTTCACGTCTGCGAAGTGTGCATCCGCAAGGCTGGCATTGCAATCCGCGCCGCCCGAAAGGCTGGTGCGTGATGCCCTCCGCTTTCTCCACCACCAACACACAAGAAGCGGATGACGCGGAGATTGTTCTGCTTGGCCAGGCGAAGACCGCAACGCGCCGGGCGACCGAGATCAACGTGTCTCTGCAACGGAATTTCACGAAGCTCCGCATCGGCATTCAAGGCGCCATACTCATTCACGGGCTGCTTTTCATGGCGACCGGAGCGGCGATGATCAAGGCCAACGAATATTACAAGCGCGAGGCGCTAATCTCTCAGGAGAATGTCGCATGGAAGTAATTGGCGATATCGTCTCCCGCATCGTCGCCCAGACCGGCGAGAAAGCAGGATTCACGAAGCATCCCGACGGCATCTACTTCGGCATGAGCGATGCTGTGTACCACGCAGATACTGCTCTTGGTTCGACCAGCATCAAGAAGCTTATCGGGAATGCCCCGGATTTTTGGTGGGAGAGCCACCTGAACCCCGCTCGCCCGGATGACGACGACACACCGGCAAAGGTATTCGGCCGCCAGTTGCACCAGTGCGTTCTTGAGGGTGAGGAGAAATTCAAGTCCCACCACGCCCCGCAGATGCTCGCCGGCAACACGAAAGAAGGCCGCGCCGAGATCGAGAAGATCAAGGCTGCTGGCAAAGTGCCGGTGAAGTTCAAGGACTGGACGAAGATCCTTGCTGCTTCGGCATTCATCAAGGCCAACAAGACTCTCGCAAACGCCTTTGAGAACGGCGAGCCGGAAGTGTCCGTGTTCTGGACGGTAGATGGCGTCCGGTTCAAGTGCCGGTTCGACTTTCTCAAGCTCAACGCCATCACCGACTTGAAGTCTCTCGCTAATGCCAGGGGCAAGGAGTTCGACAAGGCGTGCCGGGACGCTGTTGCCAGTTACGACTACATCGTCTCAGCGGAGCATTACAGCGAAGGCCGTCGGCAGATGCGCCGGCTGCTTTCCGAGGGCAAGGTGTTCGGTCCTCACATCGAGGAGTGGCTGCACCGGGTCGCCATGAACGAGGTTTTCGCCTTCGTCTTCGTCTTTTGGCAGAAGGAAGGCGCGCCGATCTCGCACGGCATCAAGCTTTCGCCGGGTAACCCGCTGTTCGGTTATGCCCGCAACCTCATCACCAAAGCGATCGACAACTACAGCCGCTACATGTCCGATTTCGGCACGTCGGCCGCTTGGGTTCCATCCACACCACTTGAAGAGCTGGAAGAGACGGACCTGCCGGTCTGGTACCAGCAACGCCTTATGACGGGAGCCTGACATGAACCAAGAAATCATTACGAACGACGGTGAAGTCATTGAGGGCTTTGGCCAAGGGTCAAGCGTTGCAGTGCAGCTTCAAAAGGCTGAGATCGATCAGCTCATTACGACGGCGCGGGCCTTTCCGCGGTCGATGAAGCGCGTCCAGACTGCGATCATGACCATGGCGACATTGGATGAGGAAAGTGCCGAGGAATGCATGTACGCCCTTCCTCGTGGCGGCAAACCCATCAAAGGTCCGTCGATCCGGTTTGCTGAAATCCTCAAGCAGTCTTTCGGTAACTGCCGCGCTGGCGCCCGTGTGGTCGACGTCGATCGCGTCGAAATGTTTGTCGAGGCGGAAGGTGTATTCCACGATCTGGAAACCAATGCATCTACGACCGCGCGCGTCCGTCGGCGCATCAGCGACAAGAATGGCCGGATCTTCAAAGACGACATGATCATCGTCACTGGCAATGCCGCGTGCTCGATCGCGATGAGAAATGCGATCCTTGCCGGCGTCCCGAAGCCGCTCTGGCGCAAGGCATACGATTCCGTGCAGGCGACGATCACCGGGGATATCACCACGCTTTCCGAAAACCGGGAGAAGGCCCTCAAAGCGCTGGCAGCTTTCGGCGTGAAGCCCGAGCAGATTTTTGCATCACTTGGCAGGGAAGGTCTCGAAGACATCAACGTCGAGGATATCGCCACATTGCGTGGCATGTATTCAGCTCTGAAAAACGGAGAGGCCACGGTCGAGGAAATGTTCTTCGGCACGGTCAAAACCGCTTCTGCTCACGAGAAGATTGCCGATCCTCTTTCCGACGAGCCGTCAGCCGCACAGCAGCCCACCAGCAACGTTCAGTCTAAATCTGCGGATGAAGGCAATGGAGAGCCAGAAACAGCTCTCCCAGGAGAGATAATCGACAACACCAATTCCGGCGACGAATCCCCTGCCCCGTCGTCGGATAACGCTGGCACTTCGCCAGTAAATGAGGCCGGAGCGGATGATGTCCCCGCCTCCGATGCTCCGGCCTCGACCGATCCAGAGCGCGATATCCTGATCCGGTTCGCCGCCGAAATGCTGCCGATGGCGGCAACCGCGCCGACTGAGGCATGGAAGGAAGTCGAAAAGGGTTGGTCCGAGGGCGAGATGAAAACTCTGTCTGACGCCAGCAAGGCCAAGGCGAAGTCCATCAGCCAGTCGATCCGGGCGATTGCCAACAATCAGACGAGCCTGGAATCCGCCGCCGAGTTTCACGCGGAAGGCTTGGGTTGCAAGGCTTCTGATCTGGGAGGCGTCGATGGCTGAAACACGCACCAAGAAGCAGATCGAGGCAAACCGGATCGACATGGAGATTTACCGCGTCATCGGCATGCTCGATGCCTTTGCGGAAGCATATCAAGATTCCGAAGCGGCTTATCTTTCCCGGGTCATGTTCAGCAGCCGCGGAGAAATTCGCCAGCACATGCACATCGATGATCGGAGGGCGACAGTATGACCTATCGCACCTGCACAGGCTGCATATTTGGCGGGTCGTTCTGCAACGTCCGCGAAGAAGTTAAAGCACAGGTCAAGGGGCTTGGCGTCACATCGCTGAAGTGGACGTGCAAATGGAAGCGCTTGGCATTCCGCCCGGGTGAAGCGGTTTTGGTAGAGACACTTGCCTTCGACCCGGAGGGTGATGAGGAATTCTATGTCCGCACCTATCCTGGCATTGCGATCCAGAACAAGGGATCGAAGCTGATTTGCTTCATCGAACCCGGCGCCAGCGAACATGGCGACGAGAACCTTTACCCATTCGAGCCGAAGGGCAGCGGGGAAGGCTTCGTCAAGGTGCCGCTAAAGCGCGTCTCCAAGCGCGATGGAGTGCGCGAGACTGTTTGCCATTATTGCCGGAAGATCACGCGCCTGCAAGGCCATGAGGAGCATTGCCCGACACAGCCAAACGTCTTTTACGGCTCTGTCTCGCCCATGAAGGGAGCAGAGTCATGAACACCGAGGAACTCACCACCGTTTTCAAGATGCACACAGTCGGCCAGACGACGTTCACCAGACGCATGGCGATCATGATGGCCGATTGGTTCAACGATACGCCCAAGGGCATCACGCTCAAGCTGGAGGCCGCCAAGCTCATACCGGAAGGTTCATGGGATTGGTTCTTGGCAAACGGCGGCATCACCGTTGATCACGTCAGGCAGGTCCGCGAGGCGACACGCGCGCTGGCGAAACGATACGAAGGATTACAAAGGCGGCCAGATCGCAACCTGTATCAATGGTGGCTATGTCTGCTTTACACTCTCGTCGGCGTTTTCGCATTCTTCTTTGCCACTGGCATGATTGTGTCAGCGGTAGGGGCTGTCAGAGACGAGAAGACCCTTTGGCTGTTTAGCTTTGCGTGCGGTTTTATCGCTCTGCTGCTGTCTCGCTGGGGAGGCATCTGATGGCCCGGACCGAGTTTACCCGCAAGACGAAGCAGGAAGCATTACAGCGATCAGGCTTGCGCTGTGAGGCCGCAGGCACCCGCTACGGCTTTGAGGAAGGCCAGCGTTGCAATTGCAGCCTATCCCTTGGCGTGCAGTACGATCACGCTGTGCCGGATGCTCTGGGTGGCGATAACAGCCTGGAGAACTGCCTTGCGATTTGTGTCCAGTGTCACCGCTTCAAAACGAAGAACGACGTGAAGCAGATCGCGAAATCGAATCGTCAGAGGGACAAGGCGTCGGGCATCATCCGGCCGGCTGGCAAAATTAAGTCTCCCGGCTTCCCCAAATCCGAAAAGCCCAAAAAGGCCGTCGTCTACCGGCCCGTCACGTTCTATCGCGAGGAAACGCCATGACCGCATTGGAAGAGATCAAGAAGGCGCTGGAAGGCGTAACGCCGGGACCGTGGTTCGAGGGCGATAAGTGGGTATTTGTCAGCCCGCGCTCAGGATTAATGGATGAAGCACTTGAGAACGTGCTTCGCAATGATGAAGCACAGGCCAACGCCCGATACATCGCCGCCGTCAACCCTGCGGCCATATCCGATCTCCTCTCCACCCTCAAAAGCTTGCAGCGCGAGAACGAGCGCCTTGAACGGGAGAGAGCGAAGCAATGGCGTCGCGCTCGTAGGGCTGATGCTAGCCGTGACACATACAGCGCGCTGGCAAAAACATTCGAAGCCGAAGCCAACCAGCTGCGCGAAGTCGCGACAGCCAACCGCCAGCGCGCCGAGGCCGCAGAGGCCGAGGTCAAGCGTCTGCGTGATCGATATGAAAGATGGATGCCGGTCACGGATACGCCACCCGAAGCCTTGAACCCGGTCTCTTTGCTCTGCTTCTATTGCGTTGAAGACACTCCGGTTGATCCAGAGAACCCTTCCTATTGGAGCACCGGCACTTGGGATGAAAAGCCATCCGACGCAGTTTATTGGTGCGCCATCATGTCTCCCGACGGTCCCCATGAAAGAACCTTTATCGCCCGCCAAGCCCTCGCCAGCACAGGAGGCGAACACAATGGTAACTGATGAGATGGTCGAGAAGGCAATTGATAAAGCTGTCGCATCGTTGATCGATGAGCATCCCATGGGTCATTGGCGCGGCGATCAGGTCAAGGAGGTCGCAAGACGTGCAATTGCCGAAGCCGCCCTGTCCGCTGCGGAGCCGGTGGCGTGGCAACCGCGATATAAGCAAGAAGTCATCGACCATCACAAGAGCATAGGCAGCGACCTATGGGAATATGCCATGACGGTTTACCCGACAAAGGAACAGGCTCAGGGCTATGGTTACGGTGGCCATGAATGCCGCGCACTATACGCCGCCCCTCCCGCGCCATCCGTGGCCGTGAAGCTGGACAGCATTGCGCACCGAGTTCATGCGCTGGCGAGAATGGTCGGAACATCATTTTTCGAAGATGTTGAAAAGGACTTGCGCGACTTGTCTGCCGCCCTCTCCGCACAGGTGCAGGACGTGGCGGGGTGGCAGTCGAAAGAAGTAGGCACATGGAAAGAACAGCAAGCCTTTGAGGCGTGGGCGCAGGGCGAGCGGTACGAAATGCATCAGCACCCGCTGCACTATCTGTTCTTGGACCCAAAAACAAACGCCGCAAGGCAGGGTTGGAAAGCGGCGCTACAGTTCGTCCTCAACAGGCTCGCCGCAGCACCCGCAAAGCAGGAGGGTGACAAATGAGCAGGGCAAAAGCTATTGCAATTATCAACGAGACAATGACGGCCTGCCTTCCCAAAAGCGCACCGCTCTCATTCTCAGAAATCGTCTATGCCTCTTTCCAAGGCAAAAACCGCATAGTCGCCCACGTCATAATGTTTGATGGACTTCCGGCAGTGCTTCATCTCAACCGCTGGGCCTATGGGTGGTCGCATGGATGGGGCAGCATGTCGGGAGGTGATTGCTACCTTGATGATGGAACGTGGAAGCGCGTAACCGCGCAGCAAGATATGTTCGAAAGCGAGGCAGCATGAGCGAACTCCGCAGATATGAAGCCACGCTCGTGCACAAGTGCGGTGAAAATCCGTACATGGTCATGGCATCGGCAGATGACGGCGATTATTGCGAATATCAGCAAGCCGCAGACGAAATCACCCGCCTCCGCCAACTCCTATCCGAAGCAGAGAAGCGCGAGAGGGAGGCTAGATCACCGTTCGAAATTGTGGCCGACTGGCACGACAAGCAGGCCAGGACATTCAAAGAAATGTCTGAAGATTCGCGATCTGGCGAACAAGGAATGGCAAAGGCTGCCGACGCTGCAATTCATCATGCTGGTAGTGCTGCTGCTTTGAGACTTCACGCCATCAATAAACGACGAGCGGCGCTTGAAAGGAGCGAGGGATGACGAGCCTGTTTGACCAAGCCATATCGCCATCGGCCGCCGTTGAGAAAATGGCGGCTTGCGGTATCCACCTTTCGGAACGAACATTGAGAGAGAGGGCCAGACAGCTTGGCGCCTGCCGCGTCATTGGCAAAGCCATGTTCCTCATGCCGTCCGATATCGAGACAATCATCAATTCCGCACGACCGGAGCCCAACGAATGCCCAACCTCAAAAAGCGCGGAGACATCTGGCACTACAGTTTCACGGTGGACGGAAAGAGATACCGAGAAACTTCTGGAACGGGTGACAAGCGGCTCGCGGAAGACATCGCGATCAAACACGAAGACCGGGTCCGTCGTGCCGCTGTCCACGGCCAGGAGGCAATCCTAACCTTCCCAGAGGCGGTTGCCGAATATCTGAATGATGGCAAGGATGGGCGGTTCACAGCACCGCTCATTCGTCATTTCAGGAAGTGGAAAGTCAAGGACATCACTGGACCGGAAATCCGCAAGGCCGCCAAGCTCCTATATCCCGATGCCCAGCCAGCGACATGGAACCGGCAGGTAATTACGCCCATGCGCGCCATTATCAATCATGTGGCTGAGGCCAAGCGCCTGCCCAAGATATCGGTGAAAAGGTTCAAGGAAGAAAAGAAGCGGCGGCCGGCAGGAAGTTCCGATTGGCTGAACGTATTCAGCAAGACCGCCAAGAAGCTTGATATGCCGGAAACTGCCGCAATGGCTCGGTTCATGTTTGAAACCGCCACCCGCGTCTCTGAGGCTTGCCGCCTGACATGGGATGACGTGAACCTACAGCTTGGTGTGGCCTACCTCGCCAAAACCAAGACAGAACCCAGGAAGGTGTTTCTGACGCGCTCGATGGTTATCGAACTGGCGAATATCAGGAACTTGTACCCGATCCTGGTCTTTGGCGCGGCCAACCGATCGACGGCAAAGAAGCGCTTTGACAAGGTGATTGAGAAGGCTGGTTTGAACCGCCTCACAAGCCACGAAATTGGACGCCATGGGTTTGCTACGGAGATGATCCGCCGCAATGGCGTTGATGTGGCGACGACGGCAGACCACGGCGGATGGAAGTCACGCAGATTGCTGATGGAAACGTATGTTGAGGGGGATGCCGACCGGGAAGTTATCGACCGGGTTTTTGGCAAGAAAGAACGTCGTTGACACACGGTTGGCACACGACGATTTTTATAAAAAAGTTATTGACCGAAATAAATAACGAAATCAATTGATTAGGAGGTTGCTGGTGGAGAATGAAAACTCCCTTAGCAGGGGAGCGCCTTCGACCACTCGGCCACCTCTCCGGTGCGGCCTGATTATTGCGTAAAAAAAATGAATGCAAGGCTTTTTCGCCAAGAAGCCGAAAAACCTGTTGGCTGAACAGCCGCGCGCGAAACTTTGCGGCCAATTCGGGAACTTCTTTAGTGTCGGCACGTTCTCGCTTCGGTAACAAAAGAGGTGTTTCTAATGGCTCAGACCAAACTGAATGTTGTCGAAGACACGATCGAAAACCAGATTGCCGAGCTGCGCTCGCAAATCGCGTCGCTCTCCAAGTCCGTTTCCGCCCGTGCGGAAGGCGTGAGTGAGGATGCATCCGAATTTCTGGATGAGGCACGCGGTCGCGTTCGCAAGGCTGCGAGCAATGTCCGTGCGCAGGGCCAGAATGTGGTGGAAGCGGTCAAGGAAAATCCCGGTACGGCAACCTCGCTGCTGACGATCGTCGGCGCACTCGGTTTCGCAATCGGTTATGCGGTTGGTGCGGGTACGCAGCAGAACTCGTCGAACAGCAGCCTTTATCGCTGGCGCTGA